GCGCCCGCCTGAAAAGCGGGAGATCTTGGTGCGATTCCAAGGGGGGCCACTTTGTCCAGACGCCGAGCCCTGTTCCTGGACAAAAACTGCAATCAACCCTGAACAGGGGCGGGAGACCGAAACGCAGTACTGGGGCGAATCCGCAGAACTTCTTGTGGTAGGGAATGGCACTTATCCCGAGCCCGTCACCTAATTTCGCAGGCGTGCGGAGTGCATCATGAATAAGAGGATCGCTGGAATCGCACTTGCGGGCGCACTGGCTATTTCGCCGGTAGCGGTTACCGCCGCAGAGGCCGCAGCCAGTTACGTGACCGTCAAAAGCGGAGACACACTGAGTGGGATCGCATCAGCCCACAAGACGACGTATCAGCACCTCGCGTCCATCAACCACATATCCAACCCCAACCGGATTTACCCCGGCGAGAGAATCCTTCTGGCCGCATCGTCCACGCCCGCACCGGCCAAGCCCGCATCCACGACCGGCAGCTCGACCTCGTCGGGCACGAAGATCATCAACCAGGCCGCCAAGTACATCGGCACGCGGTACGTCTGGGGCGGCACCTCGCCGTCGGCTGGCTTCGACTGCTCCGGCCTGACCTACTACACCTTCAAGAAGCTGGGGAAGAGCATTCCCCGCGTCGCGAGCGACCAGCACCGCGCGGCGGCGAAGGTCTCGAAGCCCCAGAAGGGCGACCTGGTCTTCGTGCACGACTCCAGCGGTCACGTCTACCACGTGGCCATCTACGTCAATTCCACGACGTGGCTGGAGGCGGAGCGCCCGGGTAAGGGCGTGAACTACTACAAGCCGTGGTCGAAGTCGGTTTACTACGGCCGCTACACGGTGAAGTAGGATTCACCAGTAAGAAAGGCCGGAGGGAACCTATCTTCCCTCCGGCCCACGGCCGAGTGGTGAAATGGCAGCCACGCCGTCCTCAAAAGACGGTGCCTGAAAGGGCGTGCGGGTTCGAGTCCCGCCTTGGCTACGCAATCCCTCATAGCTCAATTGGCAGAGCAGCGCACTGTTAATGCGCGGGTTCCTGGTTCGAGTCCAGGTGAGGGAGCCCTGTAAGCCCCGGTAACCTAATTGGTTGCCGGGGCTCAGTCATTCTCCGATGCCGGTCACGACGAACGTGAGCAGGGCCGCAACCGCAGATACCCCCAGCAGGGACGTGTAGCGGGTGGACAGTAGCCCGAGGAGAGCCGTTATACCCCACGCCGCGTTCTTCAGCGTCCAGACAGTGACCTCGTCCGGCTCCTCCTCGGCGGCCGGTGGGGGAGTGTCGGCGCCCTGGTGGGCGTCCAGGTGCCGCTGCTTGTCGACAGCCATGTCCACCTCCGTCTCGGACACACCCCAGCCGTTGCAGTCATCGCAGTACCAGAACATGGCTGCCCCTACTCTTTACGTCTTTTGGATGCTTAATGGTAGGCGCGTAGCTGCTCTGACCTGCTAACTTGCCCTCACTCCAGGGGTGAGACCGGTTCACTTCAGGAGTGAGTGTTGACATGGAAGACGTAATCCGTATAGCGTAATCGTTGTCGGGCCGGGAGGTCCGGCACCACCAACCCCCCTGCGAGAGGAACCACCTTGAGCGCCCTTACCGAGTCCACTGACGTCGAGTGGGTCCGCGAGATCCTGATGGACCCCACCGTCGGCCACGAGGCCGCCGCTGCGGACCTCGTCTTCAACGGCATCGAGACGTCCGAGACGGCCGTCCGGCGCTGGCGCAAGGCCAACGGCTACAAGCGCGCCATCCTCGTCGAGCCGGGCAAGGAACCGAAGCGTCTTAATACCCTGCCCGAGGAGGGCACGGCCGAGGCAGTGGCCGAGAACGAGGAGGTGCTGCGGGACCGCATCGAGTCCCTGACCTCCGACAACCGGCGCCTCTTCCAGCAGTTCACCAAGGCCAAGGCGCGCGGCGACGAGTACATCGAGGCCGTCTACAAGGCCGCCCGCGACGCCGCCCAGTTCGTCGGGGCGAGCCCGGTGACCCCGCCGAAGGCCGACAAGCGCACCAAGCCGTCCGAGGTAGCCCTGTGGCACCTCACCGACTGGCAGGGCGGCAAGAAGACGATCACCTACGACCGCACCATTATGCGGACCCGGGTGATGCGCTACGTCGAGAAGGCCACCGAGATCACCGAGATCCAGCGCGCCGACCACCCCGTCCGCAAGGCGGTCCTCCTCTTCACCGGAGACATGGTCGAAGGCGTGAGCATCTTCCCCGGCCAGGTCTGGGAGTTGGACGGAACGCTCTACGAGCAGATGTTCGACGTCTCCGACCTGATGATGTGGACGATCAAGAAGGCCCTCCAGGTCTACGAGGAGGTCGAGGTCGTCGCCGAGTACGGCAACCACGGTCGCCTCGGCAAGAAGTCCGACGGCATCAAGGCGTCCGACAACGTCGACCGCATGGTCTACAACATCGTCCGCGAGCGTCTGGCCCACGAGGGGCGGCTGACGAAGTTCCAGACCTCCGGGGACTGGTACCAGAACTTCTCCATCGGCAACTACAAGGCCATGGCCATCCACGGCGACGAGATCAAGTCCTTCGGCGGCAACATCCCCGCCTACGGCATCCTCCGCAAGGCCAACCAGTGGGCGAGCGGGGTCCTTCCGACCTTCCGCGACCTCTACATCGGCCACTACCACCAGTCCATGCAGTTGCAGTTGGCCAACGGCGGCTCCGTCTACATGACCGGAAGCCCCGAATCGGACAACGTGTACGCCCACGAGTTCGTGGCCGCGACCGGTGACCCGAGCCAGCGCCTGCATTTCGTCCACCCCGAGAAGGGACGCGTCACCAGTGAGCACCGCATCTGGCTGTAAGCCGACCACCACGGCCCTGGAGTACCCGTTGAGCATCGTCACCGAGATCACCTCCGACCACGAGGCCGCGTACCACTACATCGTCGGCGACGACGAGGAGACGTACGTGTCCATCAAGGACGTCGTCGGAACCCTGCTGGAGTTCTCCGAGAAGTTGGAGGGCATGGGCGGCATCTACGAGCAGATCGGCGACGCCTTCAGCCAGGTCGCCGTCCAGATCGCCGAACCGTTCATGCAGGTCCCCACCGAGACCGCGACCATCCTCAGCCTGCTTAATACCTCCCCCTCCGGGGGCGCTGAGTGAAGACAGCCCGCGACAACGCGGTCTGGAAGGTGCGGGTCCTGCTGAAGGTCCCCTCGGGCTGGAAGCCCAAGACGTTCTTCTACTCCCGCCAGTTCCACGTGACGGACTGGCGGGACAAGGCCGAGCGGGCCCCGCACCTGTTCCAGATCGACTTCATCGGCAAGTACAACCTGGAGGAAGACAGTGGCTGAAGGAACCCCGCCCCCGGTCGGATCGATAGGCGTCACCGCGACCGGAGGGATCATCGGCTGGGGCATCCGGCTGCTGACGTTCTCCCGCTACAACCACGCCTTCATCGTCGGCCCGGCCGGACTCCTCGTCGAGGCCCAGCCGGGCGGCGCCCGCATCGGTCACATCTCGATGTACCCGAAGGCGAAGTACAACACCCACACCGTCATCCCGGACGATACCCGGGAGAAGATCTGGGAGACCGCCCTCGGCTTCGCCCAGGCCAACGGAGGCAAGGGCATCGGCTACGGCTGGCTCGACGACATCGCGCTCGGGCTCCGGTTCTTCGGCTTCTGGTCGGACTGGATCGCGGAGCGCATCGCACGCCAGGACCGGCTCCAGTGCGCCCAGTTGTGCGACCTCGCCTACAGCCGCAACGGCATCTACCTCTTCGACGACGGCCGCCTCCCGCTGGCGGTCGACCCGGGCGACATCGCCGACATCATCTGACCACCCCACCCCATCCGCGAGGAGCACCAGACAGTGACAGCGAAGACCTGGCTTAATACCCGCCCCCACCGGCCCATGGCGTCCCTGAGACAGTGGCACCAGGCAGTGGGGGAGAAGCGGTTCATCGAGCGCGAGGAGGCCGGACGGGACGACCTGATCGCCCTGCGGTCCACCCTCATCGCCGAGGAGGTCCAGGAGGCCCTGGAGGCCCTTCTGAACTACCGCAAGGCCCAGATCATGGACGACCACTTCGAGGCCAACCAGGACATGCTCCTCAGCCGGAAGCACGTCGTCGAGGCGCCGCACTGGTACGAGGCCCTGGCCAAGGAACTCGCCGACGCCCTGTACGTCATCTACGGCACCGCCGACCTCCTGGAGATCCCCCTGGAGCCCGTCTTCGCCGAGGTCCACCGCTCGAACATGAGCAAGGTCGGCCCCAACGGCCAGGTGATCCGCCGCGAGGACGGCAAGATCCTCAAGCCGGACACCTACCGCGAGGCCAACGTCCACGGCGCACTCACCGGAGAGTGGGTGTAGGACATACGGAAGCCCCCGACTCCCCACCTGGAGGAGCCGGGGGCTTCCGGCGTATCAGAGGTCGAACTCTCCGGCCTTGACACCACTGACGAACGCCGACCACTCGGCCGGGGTGTAGAACTGCGTCCCGCCCGCGCGGTCCTTCGTGTCCCTTACGGCACGGCCACCATCAGGAGTCGCGGCAACCTCGACGCAGCTCCCCTCGCCGTTGCTGAAGCTGGACTTGTACCAGTGCAGCTCGCCGCTCATGTCGTTCATTTTCCGAACCTCTCTGCTGTTTCCTTCAACCAAGCGACGGAGCTATCCGGCCGCGTAGAAGCCGCCACGAGCTGTTGGAAGATCTCCTCGTGGCGACTTACATCTGAGGTCTTGTCCAGATACACAGCGCTCGTCAACTGCTCGGAGTAGACGAGCGAGCCAGGGGTGTCCTCGAACGACAAGATCGAGAAGGAATACCCCATGCTGGCGTGTGCCCCCGCCTCGAAGGGCAGGATCTGGACAGTGACATTCGGGTTGTTCTCCGCCACATCTGCAAGGTGGCTCAACTGCTCGCGCATCACGTCGCGCGTCGCCACCACTCGGTGAATGACGGCTTCGTTGAGCACCACCCACACCTTGGGCGGGCTGTCCCGCGTAAGGATCTCCTTGCGCTGGAGCCGTGCACTTGCACGGCGGTCTACCTCATCCGCCGACGGTGCCTGAGACATGGAGCGGATCACCGACTGCGCGTACCGCTCCGTCTGGAGCAGACCGTGGACCAGTTCGGTCTCGTAGATGAGCATCTGAGCCGCGTCCGCTTCGAAGCCCAGGTAGGGCTTGAACCACTCCGGCAGGGCATCGCCGTAGGAGTGCCACCAGCCATTCTGCCGACTCCGTCGGACTAGGTCGACGAACTGCCGGATCTCCTGGGAATCCTGAACTCCGTACTCGTTCAGCAGGAGTTTGGCATCCTTGTCGGAAAGCGGGGATTTGCCTCCCTCGATCCGGCTGACCTTGGACTCGGACCATCCGAGCGACTTGGCTACCTGCGCTGCCGTGAGTTTCTTTGACTCGCGCAAGTTGCGCAGCTCTTGGCCGAGCCGTCGCCTCAGCACGGTCGGACTGGCTGCCAACGGGACCTCCCAGGTTGCGGGTACTGCTGCACAGTCTGCCACCCCCTCCTAGCACACAACAGCCTTCACCCTTACGTGCACTTGCTCATCTCATGCACTTGCATGACGGGCGGATGCGGAGGATGCTACTAGCGCAGGGTGGTGACGTCGTTACTCGCCCTTGCAACTGCTGTTCGAATTACGGCTGTTGGGCCTGGCGAAGGCGGAGGAGAAGCAGATGGCGGGGACGAGAGCGAAGAAGCAGGGGCCACCGCCCACCACGTGGTCCACCAAGGAGGCGACCGACGCGGTCCAGGCGCTGAAGGACGGACTGGCGGCGGTGGGCGTCACGTTCCCCTCCCTCGACCGCGAGTACAGCGCGATGTCCAGCCCGCTCGTCGACCTCGGCCGGTGCCGTCCCGACGTCGCCCAGGACCTGGCGGCCTGTCTGGTCGAGCTGGTCGAACTGCGGGGGAAGGTCGCGGCAGCCGAGGAGGCGAACGCGCGTGGCTGAGCAGTGGTTCGAGCCTGAACTGCACGCCCTGGCGTACGACAAGACCAAGAACCTGGTGGCCGAGGTCATGGAGATCGGTCCCGAACGCTGCGCCATGCGCAAGAAGACCGGCGGCACGGAGTGGTGGACGTCGAAGGCCGACCTGCGTCAGCCCACCGCGTCCGAGCTGCTGAGTACCGGGGTCGCGCTGGCCAACGCCCGCAGTCGGGGGGAGCTGTGACGACGAAGGCCCTGTACCGCTTCGTGGACCACTCCATCGGTCCGGAGCCCACTGCCGAGAAGGACATGGAGGAGATGGCGTGCACCTCCTGCGATGAGACCTCCGGGTGCCTGCCGTACGACCAGTGCCAGGAGTGGGCGCTCAGGCACGCGGGCCGCACCGCGCACTTCGGCTACCGGCAGACCACGACGAACTACCACCGGGTCGTGCGGCACGAGGACGGCCCGCCTGAAGCCCCTGCTCTGTTGGTCCCCTGACAGGGCAGGTTCCCCGGCCGCTGTGGATCATCCCCTCGGCGGTCGGATGGAAGCCCCGGCTCACTGCTCCTCCCCCGAGGCAGTGGCCGGGGCTTCGTATTGCCCATCTGTGTCAAGTTAGTTAAAAAGACTGCTTGACAACACGTAACTACCGGAGTAAGTTCCTGCCCGTAGAATTTGCACGTCTGGGAGGGACCAATGGCACAGGACAAGCACCGCAGGGCAGCAGAGACCCACCGCGCTGCCATGGCACACGTCGACAAGCTGGTCGAGGCGTCCACGGAGCTGCGCAGCATCCCGAAGGTCGCACGCGGGATCGACTCGATGATGCGAGGCATCGCACCCCGCTGGGACATGCAGGACCGTGCCCAGTTCAGCCAGGCCACCCTGGAGCGGACCGGCGACCTGATGGGCGAGATCGCCGTCTGCGAGCTGTGGAAGCGCAACGGCCGGGTGATCTACGACCTCAACGACGACCTGGCCAACGCGCTGTACCGGTCGAAGATGGCCAAGGTCCCCGGCGACCTGTTCGACCGCCTGCCGCACATCAATCCGATGATCGTCATCCCCGACCCCTGGCCCGCAGGAAAGGGCCGTGGCGGGCTGGCTGAGGGATACGTGCGCTGCATCTTCATCGTCGGCATCTCCGGCAGCGGGCTCTGCAACAGCAACGACGCCGACCGGGACGGCCTGGCCCTCCTCTTCTGCTACGACGTGGTCGACGAGGAGACCGGAGAGATCATCCCTGGGGACTTCCGCGACCTCATCCCGCTGCCGATGGGCCGCAAGACGTTCACCGCCGACGAGGCCATCGAGTACGCCGAGGAGTGGCAGGGAGGCAGCGCCGACGGGAAGGACCGCAGCGACGCCATCAAGACCTTCCGGCCCATCCTCCAGAAAGCCTTCGCCGTCCTCACCTACCTGTGCACCGACAACCGGGACGTCGAACAGCCCCCGGAGTGGGCGATGGCCCAGCGGAAGCGGAAGACCGGCAAGGGACGCAGGCCCGCACGCGACCCCTTCTGGGTCAGGGTCGGCTACTACATCGGCCCCAAGCTGCACTCGGCGCTCGGCCAGCGCGCGGCCTCCGCCGACCACTCCGGTATCTCCATCCCCTCCGGCGTCGAGTACGGGCCCCAGCACAGGGCCGGGCACTTCAAGACGGTCTGGATCGGGAAGGGCAAGACCAACGAGCGCACTCAGTCCACCACCACGTGGGTCGAGCCCTACTGGACCAAGCTGGAGGACCTTCCCGAAGGTGTGGACGCTCCCACGCAGATCGTTCCCGTGGATGCCCAGCGCGGAGACCCGCTGCGCCGTCGCGACACGATCGGCCGTTAGCCTGGCCGCACGCAGCCCCGTTTGCCACACTGGCAGGCGGGGTTTTGTGCTGTCCGGGCACTCCTCACTCTCCGTACACGAACGACCTGTAGTTAGGTGGACCTTACACACGTCGATCGTCAACACTTTCGAGCCCGATGTGGCCTAGGTCACGTCAATCGGTTTGGCGAAGTAGCTTGCGGAGCCGTAATAGCGCCCCTTACAGTTACTACATCACCCAGTACTACTCGACCTAGGAGGTCCCAATGCCCCCCAAGGGCAAGGCAGTTGCTGGAAGCGGAGGACGCGGAAAGCTCGGCACGAACAAGGAGACGGAGGCCCTGGCCAAGACGGCCCGGAAGCAGGGCTGGACGATCGAGGTCACCGGAGGCAACCACCTCAAGTGGACCCCGCCGCCCCTCGACAAGCCACGGAAGGACTGGACCGATGCAGACCGAGAGAAGCAGATTCCTGAGATCTGCGGCCTTACCCCGGTCAGCGTGGCTTTCGTGAAGCTGAAGAACCGACTCCAGAAGAAGGGACTTAATCTCTAGCCCTAATAGGCCAAGAATCATCCCGGGTACCATTAAAGTCGCAAGCCCCAATAGCGACGGACGGTACCCGGGATGTTTCTTTTGCTAGCTTCCGGACCAGGAGGGGGCGGACTGTCCGTCGACAACCCCTTGGTCCTAGGCCCGATCGCGGCCTTCATATTCGCCGTGTTCGTCACCGAAGTCGTCGTCTCCGGCAAGGCATACCGACGCGAGGTCGAAGAGAACAAACGACTCCGCGCCCTGACCGAGAAGGTCGTGCCCCTCGCCGAGCAGATGGTCTCCGCAGCCAAGGACCTCGTCCAGGCCACCCGGGACAGCGTAGCCACACAGGCCACCGTCACCGACGTCCTGGAAGACGTACTGGACCTGTTTCAGAGCGACGGAGGCCCCCGGCCCCGCCGGAGGAGGCCGTGATGCCCCTGCTGCCCCAGACACGACGCGACGACATAGCCGACCTGGAAGACCTCGTAGACCGCTGCATCGACGAAGTCGCCAAGGTCGTCGGCTCAACCCCCGAGCACATGCGACACCTACGCAACACCAGAGTGCGCCTCGTACGACTGCGCACCGGCTTCGCCCAGGCCCGGGAGGACGGACATGCGCAAGGCGCCTGAACCCATCCCAGCAACCGGCGACGCCTACGCAGGCGGCTACACCTTCACCGTCGGCGGAGCACCCCTCAGACGGCAACTACTCTCCGCCGACCAGTTCGCCGGAATGCAGCCATGGGAAACTCCGGGCGGAATGCCGCTAGGCTCAAATACCGAGGCAGGCAGTTCCCTGTAGGAGACCCACATGTACACATCCCGCTGCGTATTCGTAGACGGCCAACATGTCTATTCAGGGCCTGACTGCCCTCATAATCAAATAGAGGACGAAGAGGGTCCGGTACAAGAACCGGGCTGGACCGTCCAGCAACCCCGGTAACCCGACCCTGTACGAAAGAGGAACACAGTGGCTGCATCCAAGACCGCTGCCGACCAGGTCACCGTCCCCGCCCCGGTCCCCGGCCGCTCGTCCGACTGGGACGCCCCGAACCTCGGCTGGACCGCCCAGTCCGGCACCAAGTTCGAGAACGTCGACCCGGTCCCCGGCCAGGTCTTCGTACCGGCCCAGTTGCCGGACCCCAAGGCCCAGATCGCGGCAGGCATCGACCCGGCAACCTCCAACGCCGGTCTCGTCGTCCTGACCCCCGAGCAGGCCGCCGCGCACCCGGGTGGCCCGGAGGCCGACGACCGCCTCGCTGGCACCGCCGTCTACGAGGGCACCATCAACGCGGGCACCTCCACGGCGCCTGGCGCGGGTGACAAGGCCCCGGCGACGGCCTCCACGGTCGACAACGTCCCGGCCTGACCCAAGCAGCCTCACACGCCCCTGCTTCCCTTCACCGGGGCAGGGGCGGCTGCGTTTAAGGAGACACAGTGGCACGCAGAGGACCGCGCGGCCCGAACAAGCGCGGCAGCGACTTCGAACAGCTCAGCCTGTTCTCCATGCCGACCACCCCAGAGCCGCCCCGAACAACTCCCAGCGCTCCGCCGGGATCCCGCCGGGTAATGTCGCAGGAACTCGCCGACGCCATCCAATTGGCGAAAGACGGCGATGACGGGGATCTCCTCCCGTACCAGCCGACCCCCTCTATCAATCCGCCGCGCCCGAGAACTCTTGCCGCTGGATACGACAAGGATTCTCAGACGCTACGGGTCCGATTCAGGAATGGTCAGGTCTACGGCTACTACAACGTCCCGCCGAATGTCTGGCGGAACTTCAAGCGCGTAAAGAGCCCCGGCCGTGCGATCAACCGGACGCTGAACAACTTCGCCTACGCACCGGAACACGATCTCGACGAACCCACTGGCGATCACTGATTTACCATTTCCGGCGGCCCGGAGAATAGGCTCCTTCCCATGCCGAATACACATGGGGTGGGGCCCTTCTTCGTTCACGCGGTGAACCTGCGCCCCCATACGCCACTTATCCACCGCGCTCCCACGGACGAGATAGAGCCGCCCTATCGGCGGTCCAATTCCGTGATCCTGAAGATATGGCCGGGCAAGGGAATCGTCCTCGGCCGCTGGTGCCACACCTGGCGCTCGGAAAGCGACGCTCTCTATACCGCTCTCCAGGGATACGGAAACGCGCTGTCGACCGACGACATCCGCGACCACGCCCACAGATTCGACGCGGAGGTCGACGATGCCCTCCTCACCTGAGAACACCGAGGAAGAGAAGGCGGCGGCCCGCAGGGTCGTGGCCCAGAAGACGGACGACACCGACGAGGAGTATGAGGCACTGTGCGCGCTTGGGCTGTTCTGAAGGGGCTGTGGCAGGGCGCTGACGGCGTCTCGGAGGAGTTGGTAGACCCGGTCCGGGGGAAGGTCGCCAAGCGGCTGGACCGGCTGCCCACGGGGGACGTGCTGGACTGGGCGGACAGTGTCGGCTCGGGCCTGGCGAAGGCGCTCGACGACTACCGCAAGCAGTCCACGCCGGAGAGTCTGCTGGAGGCCCGCCGAGGGGCCCAGAGTCTGCTCGGCGTGCTGGATGTCCTCTCCCGTCGGGAGGCATGAAGAAGGCCCCCACCCTGATCGGGTAGGGGCCTTCAGCGTTTCCGCAGGTCAGACGGCCAATCGCAGATCAGCCACGTTGATGATGTACGTGAACGATCCCCTGGATGTCGGTGCGCCAGAGTGAGGAACCTGGCTCGTCAGCTTGCCGTTCGTGAACTCGACCAGACGGGGGTCGATGTTCCCCGTCACCCGCATGGGCGGAAGCGGCGCCTGACGCAGTGGACGGACCGGCACGGCCTCCAGAAGCGGCTCCATGAAGCTCTCCCACGTCCCGCCCCTCCAGGCCCTCCAGCGGGAGCGCAGAGCGTTCTTGTCGGGGAACCGTTCCGGCATCTCATCCCAGGGGCAGCCCGTACGCGCCTTGTGGATCAGCCCCTCCACGAGCAGTCGAAGGTCCAGGCTCCGCTTGGTGACCCGAAACGGGATGTTGGGCTTGATCTGCTCCCACAGCTCGTCCGTGAGTTCCTTCGGCATACGCCCGCGCTCGACGTGCCACGCTTCGATTTCCGACCCCGGCCCAAAGCGACGCTCCAGCGGAACCGGCCCTATAAGCGTCACCTGGATCTCCAGCAGGTCCATGATCTCGGACTTCTGCCGGTCGTTGATGTTCTCCAGGTTGAAGCTGGCGATCTCGACCAGCCGCTGGAAATCCTCCGCGCGCTGTGCAGCTTCCTCGGACTTCGACAGCATGTCCCGGGCGTCATCGAGCAGCGTCTGCTTGAGGCTGATGTCCTCGTTGATCTTAGCGACGGCCGAATTGATCGCCCGCGCGTCGACTCCTGCCGTTGCGAGATTCACCAGCGTCGTCGTGGTGAGTTCGAGAAGTCCCGCGACTTCCCGTTCGAGTTCGCCGATACGGGCGACGTACATCTCCCGGTGATCGGGCGCGGTGGTAACCCAGTCCTTGGCGATCTCCCGCAGCTTGGACTTGTCGCCGAGGAACTTCTTCAGGCTGTCCCAGACGATCTCTTCCAGCGCGACGGCGTCGATAACGGAGTCGCCGCACTTCTTGCCGGAGCAGCGGTAGGTGCGGCGGTCCTCGATCTTTACGTGGACCCCGGTGTAGTGGGCGCCGCATTCACCGATAACGCGGGTGCTGAGCGGGTGGTACTTGTAGTTCCCGGAGTGGGTCCAGCCGCCGTTTCGCCGGAGCGCGTGGCGGATGGACATGAGCCGGTCGATGTCGAAGACCATCGGGGTGTCGATGATCATCATCGGTCCGTGCTTGGGGCTGCCGTCGGGGTTCATCTTGGTGGCGCGCTTGCGGCGCTTGTTGACGACCTCGTCGGTGTTGCGGTAGACGACGAAGCCGTCGAGGGCGGTGTTGCGGAATTTGTGCCGCAGGTTGGATCCGGTCCATGCCACGCCCTTGCGGGTGAGGCGGCCGATGAGGTTGAGCATGTGGGCGGCGCGGTCGACGGTGTAGCCGCCTTCGACGATGAGCTGGGCGGCCAGTTCGAGGGTGCGGCTCTCCACGGGGTCCACGGCCAGCTTGGAGTCGCGCTTGCCCTGGTTCTCGATGCGGTAGCCGTAGGGCGGGGGGCCACCGGTCCAGCCTCCGGCTGCGGCCTTCATGTTGAGGCCGTTCTGGGTGCGCTCCAGGATGGTGCGCCATTCCATCTCGGAGAAGGAGGCGAGCTGCTGGAGGGCGGTGACGCCGTGGGTGGTGGTGGTGTCGATCTCCTGGGTGACGGAGATGATGGAGGTCCCGGCGTCTTCGAGGGCCCAGACCCAGTGCCAGAAGGCACGGCCGGTGCGGCCGATGCGGTCGAACTTGTGGACGGCGACGACGTCGATCTTCTTGTCGAGGACGTCCCTCTCCAGGCGCATCATCTGGGGGCGGTCCTGCTTGGCGCCGGACTCGCCTGCGTCCTCGTAGATGTCGCCGAGTTCCCAGACGATGTTGGTCTCGTTCTGCTGTTCGTGGAGGTTCTTTTTGTCGATGTGGTCCTGGATGCCCTGGAGCTGGACGTCGAGGCCGTAGCCGACGATCTGGTCCTTGGTGGAGACGCGGATGTAGGCGCCGACGCGCTTGACTATGCGTGCGAGGGCGATGCTGGACTTGAAGCTGTTGGGGGTGCCGGGGCGGGTGCTGTTGACCTTCTCAGCCCGTGCGCGGGCGCGTTCAGCCGCTATGCTGGCCATGGCTCAGTCTCCTTTACAGACTGATCAAGGGCCTGTCCCCGCGCCTAGACTCGCGGTGGGCAGGCCCGTCTTGTTGATCAGCGCAGTATATGGGGAACGGCCCGTTTGTGTGGGGGAGTTGTGCTAGCTCGCTGCGGGCGCGTCTTCGTCCTGCGGGGTGAAGAGGATGGTGAGGAGCCGGTTCCAGCGGCTGTCTTCCATCCGGTTGTTGGTGAGGGTCACGGTGACCTGGGGCTCGTTGGAGCCCGAGGTATTAAGCGTTGTCAGGTTCGTCATGCCAGGAACGCTACTACGGCTTCCGCATTACGTCTACCGCCGGACCTTGTGAAGGGGATTGCCAAGGGCGCTTGACGTCGATACGCTGAGGTCCGCAGCGACACCCCGCAACAGGAGGAAGCGTGACCACCGCACTTCGCAGCGCGATCGACGAGTACCTGCACAACCGGCGCGTGGCCAAGGCCGACAACACCATGCGTACGGACGAGAGCCTGCTGCCCCGTTTCGCCGACCACCTCGGCAACCCCAGCTTCGACGACCTCACCCCGCAGCTCGTCCGGGACTTCTTCTACGGCGACGGCGGGCTCATGGACATCCACGTCACCCGCATCAAGGGCCAGGCCCTGCGTGCGGCCGTCGGGCCGACGACGCACAACCACTACCGCAAGCGCCTGAAGGTGTTCTTCGCCTACGCCCGCGCCAACGGCTACGCCCCGCTGGACAACTACCTCAGCCTGGTCGAGCCGCTGCCCGAGCCGCTGCGCAAGCGGATGCAGCCCGCGCCGGGGATCCTCCTCCAGCTCCTGGACCAGGCCGAGTGCGCGATGCACCGGGCGTACCTGGCGGCGGCCGTGAACACCGCGTGCCGCGCGAGCGAGCTGCAAGCCCTGAAGGTCGGGGACGTCGACTTCGCGCAGAGCGAGGTCTTCGTGACCGTGATCAAGACGAAGGAGGAGGACGAGATGCCGCTCACCGCCGACCTGGAGCGGGAGCTGCGCATCTGGTTCGAGGAGTACGCGGCGCTGCTCGGGCGCCCGCTGGATGACGACGACTACCTCTTCCCCTCGCGCTCGGGCAACCAGATCAAGACGCACTACTTCGACGAGGAGCTGGGGCGCAGGGTGTACGAGCGGACCCCGTACGTGTGGCACCCGGACCGGCCGGTCGAGCGGACGGAGAAGATCGTGAAGGGGGCCCTGGCCAAGCTGGGCCTGCCGACCCGCTACGAGGGGACGCACACGGTGCGCCGGGCGGTGGCCCGCGCGTATTTCGACAAGCTGTCGCAGGAGTCGGGCTACGACGCCGCGATCCGTACGGTCTCCGCGCTGCTGCACCACCGCAACATGGCGACCACCGAGCGCTACCTGGGGCTGTCGAGTGAGACGCGGCGCCGGGACGAGACGATGAAGGGCCAGCCGTTCCTGACCTCGATGGTCTCCCAGCACAACGTCGTGCAGCTACGCCAGGCACGGTGAGACAGCAAAGCCCCCGACTGATCCCCAAAATCAGTCGGGGGCTTTGCTGTGCGGAGTCTCGCAGGTCAGTCGCCGAACACGGCGCCGACCGCTGCGTACACGAGGAACCCGACCACGAACAGGAACATGCAGAGTCCGAATATCTGGTCGAGGAAGTCGGGCTGGCTGTCTCCCTGGGGCTGGTGGTTCGCGTACCGCTGCTGCGCCTCGTAGAAGTCGTGCTGCTCACGCATCAACTGGTGCTGCATGGCATCCATCGTCGCGTCGTAGCCCTCGGGCGGGTTCGGGTTGAGGGCGTTGGCGACCTGGTGGTTGATGCTGGTCAGGCGAAAGTCTTCAGACATGGGATCCTCCATCCACATACGGCTGTGCCTTGCTCCGCAGCGGAGAGGTCTTGTCCCACACGTTCCAGCGCCCCCCACAGACCGGATCTTCGCTGTACGCTACATCCTCCGGAAATCCGGGCACAGGAGGGCGTACAGGCTTGGGATCTTCTTTAAGGTTCCGGCCGCACTTCGGGCACTTCTCCGGGTCGCGCATCGGGTACATGCCCATGGTGTGTCTCCTATTGTCGTGGGCCTTCACTCTACTCGCTCGTCAAGCGACTTGTCGAGACTGCTTGCAGAGGTGTAGCCTCGTAGATCAGGATGAACTATCGACAGGAGTGCGGTCATGGCTGAAGAGGCACGGAAGGTGTTCAAGCGTGTGCCGCTTGTGTACGACAAGGAGTTGCACGTCTCCACCGTGGACACCCCGGGGGACGGCATGTTCGTCGATCTCCGCGAGTTCATCCCGTCCCTTGAAGCGTACGGCCGTGGTGTGACCTTCTCCCAGGAGCACTTCCCCGAGATCATGGCGGGCCTGGACGACGCCTACCAGGACCTCGGCTACGAGCCGGGACTGGACCAGGACCAGTCGATGGAGTACGAGCGGTCGGAGGGCGGCGACGATGAGTGATACCGGACTGGTCGCCATCCGCTGCCGGGGGTGCCGCAGGACGGTCGGTCTGGGCAAGAAGGACGCGGCGGTGTACTGCGACGAGCGGTGCTACCGAGACTTCCCGGCGGTGTCCACGGAGGGGCGTGACGCTCTCGTCGAGGCCGTCTACTACAAGGGCCGCTACACCTTCGACCGCCTCGGCGAGATGTTCGGCTTCACCCGGCAGCGGGCCCAGCAGATCGTGAGCAAGAGGGACATCCGCAAGGGATCCTGAACCGCTTGTCAAGCCATAATTACAAAGCCGTAGACAGATACGCCTAATCTCGAATCCGTAATGTAAACGGATTGGGGTTAGGCGTGTCTGCTGTTACGGAGGAAATCGAGTCCGAGGACGCGATCAGTGACGAGACCGAGGCGGAACACCAAGCCCGGCTCGACACCGAGGTGGTCCTCGACCAGACCAGCCAGCAGTTCGTCGACGAACTGGTCGCCAAACTCCTCGTCATCGTCGATGAAGTCTCCGGCCACCCGCTGCGCCCCTACCAGCGCCCCTTCGCGGCCCGCCTGATCGAGTCCCTGATCATCGACGACGGCGCCACCATCACCGCGCTGTTCTCCCGCCAGTCCGGCAAGTCCGAGACCGTGGCCAACTGCGTCGCCGCCTGCATGATCATGCTGCCCCGGCTCGCCAAGATCTTCCCCGACCTCCTCGGGAAATTCAAAGAGGGCCTGTGGGTCGGCGCTTTTGCCCCCGTGGAAGAGCAGGCGGACAACCTCTACGGCCGCATCGTGGCCCGCCTCACCAGTGAGCACGCCCTGGAAATCATGGCGGACCCCGAAATCGACGAGACCGTACAGGGCAAGGGCCGCTCCATTACCCTCAAGCGCTCCGGATCCCTGGTCCGAAAGCAGACCTGTCACCCCCGCGCCACCATTGAAGGCCGCACCTATCACCTCATTCTCATTGACGAGTGCCAGGGTGCCGACGCCAAGATGGTGAACAAGTCGATCGGCCCGATGGGTGCCTCGACTAACGCGACCATGGTGTTCACCGGCACACCCACCTATGAGAAGGGTGTGTTTTACAACCAGATCCAGATCAATAGGCGAACGGCCACCAGACGCGGCGCCCGACAGAACCATTTCGACGCCGACTGGAAAGAGGTCTCGAAATGGTCCGACTACTACCGGAAATTCGTCAAGAAGGAACTCCTGCGCATCGGTGAGGACTCCGACGAATTCAAGTTGTCGTACCGCCTCATCTGGCTGCTCGACAAGGGCATGTTCACGACCAGCGAGCGGCTGGACGACCTCGGCGACACCTCCATGCAGATCGTCCCGGCCTACCACGCCAGCCCGATCGTCATCGGCATCGACCCTGCTCGCAAGCAGGACAGCACGATCGTCACCGCTGTCTGGATCAACTGGGACCGGCCGGACGAGTACGGCTACTACGAGCACCGGATCCTGAACTGGCTCGACCTCGCAGGAATGGACTGGGAAGCCCAGTACTACCGGATCGTGGAGTTCGTCTCGAACTACAACGTCATGGCGATCGGGGTCGACGAGGGCGGAGTCGGTGACGTCGTCATATCCCGGCTCAAGGTCCTCCTGCCACACATCGACATCGTCCCCCTGAATTCCCAGCGCCCCGAACAGTCCAAGCGCTGGAAGCACCTCATGGAACTGATGGACCGGGGACACATCTCCTGGCCCGCTCACGCTTACACCCGGCGCCTCAAGAGTTACAAGCGTTTCCGTCAGCAGATGGAAGACTTGGAGAAGAAATTCGAAGGCCCGTATGTCCTCGCAGAAGCCCCCCGCGCGGCTGACGCACACGACGACTACGCGGACTCTCTGGCACTCGCTTGCGTCCTCACCAAGGACTACACAATGCCCGAGGTCGAAGTCTCCAATTCGCCCTTCCAGCGCTAAGGAAACGTCTTGAACGACGCATGGAACATCCCAGGATTCACCGTCCAGAACGAGAACTGGGGCAGCACGCTTAATACCGGGGGTGCCCCGGCACCCACCCTTCCGGACAACGTCAAGACGGTCACGGTCACCGGGACGTTCCTCGACGACCAGGGCCGCCCCGCCAACGGACGCTTCACCTTCGACCCGTCCACGGAGCGGCTGGTCGACCCCCTGACCGGTCTGGTCATCCGGCTGCGCAGGCGCGAGGCGCAGGTCGTCAACGGCACGATGTCCGTCGACCTGATCGCCGGAGACAACGAGGCCCTGTCACCGAAGAACTTCACCTACAAGGTCAGCGGTACCGTCGGCGGCCAGCAGCAGGCCCCGTTCAACTTCTTCCTGCCCTCCAGCGTCACCACGGTGGCCCTCGGCGCGCTGGCGCAGGTGCCCTCCTCCATGGGTGTCATCAACATCCCCAACACGACCGGCACCCAGGGCGAGCCTGGACCAGGCGGAGAGAGCGCCTACCAGATCGCCATCGACAACGGCTTCACCGGCACCGCCGTGGAGTGGCTGGCCACCCTCGTCGGCCCGCAGGGCGTCCAAGGTGAACCAGGGGCTACGGGACCAGCAGGCGCTACCGGAGCGCAGGGCCTCCAGGGCGTGCCAGGTCCCACGGGAGACACCGGGCCTGCGGGTGCCACGGGCGCGACCGGTCCGCAAGGTCCCAAGGGGGACACGGGTGCAGCCGGAGCCGATGGCGCTACCGGCCCGCAGGGTGTCGCGGGACCGCAGGGAAGCGTCGGCCCGCAGGGAGCGCAGGGAAACCCGACCACGGTCAACGGCAAGTCCGGCGCCAGCATCACCCTGACGTCCACCGACGTAGGCGCTGACGCTTCCGGCGCGGCGACCTCTGCCGTGTCCGCTCACGTCGCCGCAGCCGACCCTCACGGGGACCGCGCGGACGCCGCTACCAAGTACCTCCCTGTCACAGGCGGCACGCTCTCTGGTGGGCTGACCGGCACCACCTTCACCGGGTCGGGCACCACCCAGTTGGGAAACCTGCGCCTCGGCAGCGGAAGTTCCTTCGGTGGCGCCAACGGTGGAGCCCTGCTCTTCCAGAACGTCACGACCCCGCCGACCGCGAACCCGTCCTCCAGCGGTGGTGTCGCGTACGTCGAGAATGGTGTGTTCAAGGTCCGGGGCAGTGACGGCACCACCTTCGACACCTCCAGCGCAGTCTCCTCGCCCGTACCGGTCGACCACGGCCTGATCGCCTGGACCCAGGACCCGGCCACGGTCAACCCCTCGGGTGTCGCACTGTCGTCGGGCGCGCTCGCGCTGTCCAAGGTCTTCATCCGCAACACCAAGACCGCCGCCAACTTCTGGTACGCGGTCACCAACGTCGGTGCGGGCCTGTCCGGGGCTTACGTGGGCCTGTACAACTCCTCCGGCACGCTGATCGACCAGAGCCCGGACCAGTCGACGGCGATGACGTCCACGGGTACGAAGCAGGCCGCGATGGGTGTGTCCCACTCCCTCACCCCGGGCTGGTACTGGGTGGCGTTCCTCGTGTCGGCCGGTACGACCATGCCGACGGTGGCCCGTGGCACCAACGCGATTCTCGGAATGGGCAACGTAAATCTCACGGCTGCCACGTACCGATTCGGTGCCTACGGATCTGGCCTTACCTCACTTCCCGGATCGCTCGTGCTGGCGAACATTACGAACGTGGCGAACGGAACTGTCTGGGCCGCTCTCTCTTAGCGGTATTAACAATGCCGTCCGTAATCCTCCTACGCTTGAAGCGTTCCTTCGCTATCGGAAGAGGATTACGGAATGGCAGGAAATCTCGCACCCGACCCGCAGTTCCAGGAGCGCGTCGGCACCGTCTATGAGCGCAAGTTCGCCGACAACGGCGCGCGGCGCGGTCCTCTTCGATTTGAGGAGGGCGTAGCCACCGACACGGACGTCCCGAACGAGTTCACCAAGGGCGTCATGCAGGGCTACCTCACGGCGCCCGGTCGGCCGAATCACAACGCGAACGTGTACGAAAAGTTCCCACAGGAGACCATGGCCGAGCGGGTTCACGTCGGCTCTGCCGCGTGGGTCGAGGCTCCGACCTACCTCGGTGAGTTCTCGCACGGTTCGTTCTCCGACTACGCGGCCGTCTCCTACGAGGAGGTCGTGCGTAACGGCAGCCGCTACGAGCGGCTTTCCCCGGCGGTAGTGGACGACTGATCCATGGTTGCGTTCCATGACCGCCGCAGGGCACCGAAGGCGTCCGTCGATGAGGTGCTTCCCAAGCTGCCCCTGTCAAAGGGGGACACGGTTGGGAAGCACCTGATCGACGAACGCTATCTGGTGCGGGGCATTCCCGTAGAGACCGAGGACGGCTCTAAGAGCCGCCAGTACTTCCTGCACGAGGTTCTGCCGAACGGCAATGTCGTGCAGCGCGGTGAGGAGCCTTTCGAGAGCCGCCGCGCGGCGAAGAAGTCTGCACGTTCCCTCGCGCCCACGCGCGTCGTCGAGATCTAAAGTCGGAGTCGTTTACCCATGAGCGGTGCAATCTCATTCGCGAGCCCCAGCATGCGGGCTTCGGGGTCGGACCTTACGGTGTCGATCTCTCCTCTCGGCCTTGTCGAACTGGCCGACGAGGAGTTTGAGGTGCACGGGCCTCGCTTGAACCGGTACAGCCAGAACTTTGCATACTACCTGGGCCATCACTGGGGCTACCGGAGAGAAGCGGGCGAGGCGCAGATCACGTTCAACTACGTGAAAGCGTTCGCCGACTACATCAACAATTTCACGTTCGGACGCGGTGTCCACTTCAAGAGCGTGAAGCAGTACGAGCACATCATTCCCGGCCTCTTGAAGAGGGCCTGGGAGGTCGACAACCGCAAGGAGCAGTTGCTCTGGGAGATGGGCCAGCAGGGCGGCATCTCGGGTGACTCCTTCGTGAAGGTCGCATACGAGCCTGGATTCGAAGACAGCACGGGACAACCACACGCAGGCCGCGTACGCATCCTTCCCCTGAACGCTTCCTTCTGCTTCCCGGAGTGGCACCCCCACGACCGGGACCGTCTGATCCGCTTCAAACTCAAGTATCGCTTTTGGGCGACGGGTGAAGACGGGACGCGTTCGGTGTACACCTATGTCGAGGTCCTGACGGACGACTCGATCGAGGAGTATCTGAATGACGAGTTGATCGACTCCCGGCCGAACCCTCTCGGGACCATTCCGGTCGTGCACATCGCCAATGCTCAGGTCTCGGGTTCTCCGTGGGGTCTGTCGGACATCGCCGACATCATCTCGCTGAACCGTGAGTACAACGAGAAGGCGACGGATATCAGCGACATCATCAATTACCACGCAGCCCCGGTGACGATCATTTCCGGCGCGAAAGCATCGAACTTGGAGAAGGGCCCACGCAAGGTGTGGGGCGGCCTTCCCAAGGAAGCCCAAGTGTATAACCTGGAGAATGGCGTCGATCTTGCTGGACCGCTTCAGTACCTGGAGATGATCAAGCGTTCCATGCACGAGATCACGGGCGTTCCGGAAACGGCGCTCGGTCAGATGCAGCCCGCTTCGAATACGTCGGGCGTGGCCTTGGCAATCATGTACCGGCCGATGATGTCCCGCTACGACCAGAAGAAGATGCAGTACTCCGTCGGCCTCCAGAAGGTCAACGAACTCATCCTCAAGACGCTGTTCACCTTCGAGCCGGAATCCCGGCTGTACGACCCCTCCACCGAGGGAATCATGAAGGACGACCAGCCGCCGATGGTCGACGTTCTCGACCCGATGGCCTACTTCACCGAGTGTGAATGGCCTGCCCCTCTCCCGGTCGACACCCTCATCAAGTTGAACGAGATCCAGGCGAAGATGTCGATGGGCCTTGAGTCCATGCGCGGAGCCCTCCACGACTTGGGCGAGGAGTTCCCGGACGAGAAGGTGCGGGAGATATTCGAGGAGCAGATCGAGGACGCCAAGCAGCAGGGCGCTCTGCGAATGCTAAAGGCTCAGATCGATTCGAGTATTCTCCAGTTGACGGGAATGCCGCCTGATGGGGCGGAGGCGCCTGCACCCCAGACTGATGCAGATGGGAATCCCGTCGGCCCGCAGCCTGGTGGTCCGAATCCGGTGACGCTTCCCGGTGGTGTCGAACTCGGCAACATCACGGCGTCCGAGGTTCAGAAGATGACTACAGAAATCGTGACACAGGCGTATGGCCCGCGTGCTGGGCTTCGCCGCGACCCGGACAAAAGTACCGACTAGGAGTTCGTCCCCATGACGCTTAATACCTCGGGCATTTCGGTGCCCGCCGACGCGATTCTCGGGTACCGCAAGGACGGCCGTCCGATCCGTGCCATCGCAGGTGGCGCTCCGCAGCCCGGCGAGGGTGGCGACCCCGTTGTCGTCGTCCCGGCCGCTGTCGTCGAGGCCCCTGCCACCCCTCCGGCCGAGGCGCGTTTCACCGCCGAGGACATCCAGCGGGCGCGGTCGGAGGAGAAGGACAAGTTGTACAAGCGCCTTCAGACCGTCGAGGACCAGAACAAGCAGTTCCTCTCCGAGATCGAGGCCCAGCGCAAGGCGCGCGAGGAGGCCCAGGCCGAGGAGGAGCGCAAGCGCCAGGAGGCTCAGGCCCAGGCGAAGCGTCAGGCGGAGGAGGACCTGTCCGTCAAGGACCTCCTGTCGGTCAAGGAGCAGGAGTGGAACACCCGCTTCGAGCAGATGGAGCGTGAGCGCGAGCAGGAGCGCACTCTGTTCGCCAAGGAGCAGGAGTTCAATAACCTCCAGTCCTACATTCAGCGTCGCGTCGGTGAAGAGACCAACGAGATCGCTCCCGAACTTCTCGACTTCGTCGGCGGTAATTCGCCGGAAGAGGTCGAGTCTTCCATCGCTACAGTCAAGGCGAAGACCCAGGCTATTCTGGAATCGGTTCAGCAGGCAGCAATTCAGCAGCGTGCTTCCATGCGTGGTGTGAGCCCCACGGGCTATTCCACCACAGGACCGATGGACACCGATCCGGGCACTAAGTCGTACTCCCTTTCTGACCTCCGCGACATGCCGATGTCGGAGTACGCCAAGATTCGGGGCCAGTTGGGCGTCGGACAGGCAGCCCAGAACCAGCGTGGACTGTACTCGTAATTCGGTCGAGTACCCGTAACTAAGGAAATCCAAGTATGCCTAGCGCGATCACTGGTACCCCGAATCTGTCGGGTTCGCCGACGAACTACTCGGGCGCCAACAGCACTCTCGGTGCGGCCATCCAGACCATCTGGAGCAAGGAAATCTTGTTCCAGTCCATGCCGATTCTGCGTTTCGAGCAGTTCGCGGTGAAGAAGACCGAATTGGGCGTTCAGCCTGGTCTGACGATCAACTTCATGCGTTACAACAACCTCGGCGCTGCCTCGCAGTTGGTCGAAGGCGTCCGCATGCAGACCAACGCCCTCTCGGCCAGCCAGTTCTCCATCACGGTCGCCGAGCACGGCTACGCCGTCGCGGTCTCCGAGTTGCTGTTGAACGCCTCGTTCGACGACGTCATGGCCTCGGCCAGCCGCCTGCTCGGCCGCAACATGGCGCTCTACCTCGACCAGTCCGCCCGTGACACCCTGCTCCAGGCGACCTCGAAGATCTGGGGTTACAACAAGTACGCCTCGTCCACGCCGATGACGAATCTCGGCGTGTACACCCACGGCACCGCCGCGACTTCCACGGACGGTCTGGACGGCACCTTCGACTTCACCACGGCGCTCGTCAAGGACGCCGTCGAGACGTTGGCCACGAAGAATGTCCCGCGTCTCGGCGAGACCTACGTCTGCTTCATCCACCCGCACCAGTCCCGCAAGTTGCGCGATGATCCCGAGTTCATCGAGGTCACCAAGTACGCGGCCCCGGGGAATTTCCTTCTGGGTGAAATCGGCCGCATCGCAGACACCGTGTTCATCGAGACCACGCAGGTCAAGCAGATCACGAATGCGACCGGTAAGACGGTCTACCAGTCGATCTTCCTGGGCGACAATGCGTTCGGCCACGCGATCTCCCTTCCGGTGGAACTCCGCGACGGCGGCATCCTCGACTTCGGACGAGAGCACGCGCTCGCCTGGTACGCCATCTGGGGCCTCGGCTTGATCACCGATCAGGCCGTGCTTGTCGCGGAGACGAACTAATCTCTCAGCCTGTCTGATGGCTTAGTTGGTATTCGCGGCCACGCGATCCTGAAGGTTAGGGGAGCGGTTCTGGATTACCAGGACCGCTCCCCTTTCTCGTTAAAGTAGTACCGCCTCACACACCTGAGTCCCGAACCCGGAGAAACAAATGCCTGCACGTAATGTTGCCCGTCCCGGTGACCTGACCGGCCGTAACAAGGCCGCCCTCACCAAGGAGCACGCCGACGAACTGGCGGCCCGCGAGAGGGAGATCTCCCTCATCAACGAGGCTGCGGCTGCCGAGAAGTCGGACACCGTCGTCGAGGCCCGCCCGAAGACCCCGGAGCCGGTCGTCGAGACCGTCATCGAGGTCGCCGAGGCCGTCCAGGTGGAGATCCCTCACCGCGAGTTCCGGGTGAACACCTCCATCGAGAACATGACCTATGGCCATGGCCAGCACTACGACTTCGTCGAGGGCCAGCGCTACAAGGCGCCGAAGGACCTGTACGACCACCTCGACGGCCTCGGCTACATCTGGCACTGACGGTCCAAGGAGACCCCCTCACATGACTACTCCCGCTCCCTCCCCGGCCTCGGGTGAGACGTACGTGCTGGAGAACGCCGAAGGCCACGGAGCCGGGCTGGGCCACCTGCCCACCGGCTCCGAGGTCGTGGTGGTCGACGTGCACCCGGCTGGCACCGCTGGTGTCGGCCACGCTGGCGAGGACTCGGTCGTGCTCGCGCACGACTACGACACCCACGTCATCACCGACGACGGCAACCGCGCGCCCGGCAAGGCGGTCCGGCACTTCTCCATCCACCTGTCCGACTTCACGCGACTGTTCAAGAAGGCGGATGCCTGATGCCTGGTACCAATCCCGTCTGGGCCGGTAACGCCCTGGACATGCTCACCGGCCGGGCCATCGCCCTCGCGGCGCCGCGCACGACCTACCTGGCCCTGCTGATCGCCGACCCTACGCAGGAGGACGGCACCTACAGCATGACCGCCCTGCCGGAGGTCACCACGACTGGCTACGCCCGGCAGCAGGTCGTCTGGACCGCACCGTCCGGCGCCCCGATGACCACCGGCAACAATTCGCTGCTGTTCTTCGGCCCGTTCACCGCCGACATGACCGACGCGGCCACCTACGCCGCCCTGGTCACTTCCGCGTCCGGCACGACCGGCACCGTCATCTACGCGTGGCCGATCGACAGCCCGCTCCAGGCGGCGACGAACGAGTCCCTTCAGATCGCCGCTGGCGCGCTGACCCTTAATACCTGATCGGAGTCGCGGAATGGCCACGCTTGAAGACCTGCGGTCGCGGGTGAGGAGCGAGCTGGGCGACCGGCTCACGCCGTTCCGCGACACCATCCGGGGAACCGGGGACGTCGCCGAGTACGAACTGAGCGCGAACAACGTTACGGGCCTGGAGGCCGTCCAGGTCGTCGGCACCACGCAGACGGTCCTGACCACCAGCGACTACGTCCTGGACGCGCTGAACGGCATCCTCACCCTGAACGCCCCGCTCCCGCTGGACGCACTCCTGCTCGCCTCCGGGCAGTCCTACAGCCTGTTCGCCGACGACGAGCTGGACGTCTACCTGAACGACGCGTTCGCCCAGCACAACCGGGGCCGGACGATCTCCGCCCGGTACCGCGACGACAACGGCTTCATCCGCTACGCCGAGGAGCCCGTCGACTTCGCGAACCTCCCGCCGGAGGAGGACGTCATGATCGTCATGCTGGCGTGCACCGAGGCGATGTGGGCGCTGGCCACCGACGCGGCGACGGACATCAACGTCCAGACCGCCGACGGTACTTCGGTCGACCGGGGACAGCGTTTCGCGCAGATCCAGAAGCAGATCGAAATGCTCACCGACCGGTACAAGATGCTGTGCGAGAAGATGGGCGTCGGCCTGTACGCAATCGAGGTCACCAACCTGCGGCGCGTCTCCCGTACGACCAACCGTCTCGTGCCGATCTTCCGTGAGCGCGAGTACGACGACTACTCCCTGCCCACGCGGATCCTCCCGCCGATCGGGCCGGGCCACCAGAACGACGACGACTCCGGGATCCCCTCGCAGACGTGGGGCGGGTACTTCTGATGGGCAGGCTCGACTGGAAGCGGTCGGGGCGGTTCAACGCCAACTACGAGACCACCGAGATGATGGCGTCCCTGCGGGGGCGCCAGCACGAGACCGGCGAGATGGTCCAGTACTACCGCTACTCCCACAGCGACCCGGCCGGGGAGGACCTGTACGACGAGGCGACGGGCCAGGGCAAGACGTTCATCGGCCCGTACCGGATCCCGGCCCTGCACGTCATCCACGGCCAGGGCGCCGCGCAGGACACCCCGCAGGGTCTGTACACCGTCGACAACATCTCCCTCACCTGCTCGTTCGACAGCCTGCGGAAGATGGGATTCACGGACCAGGACATCGACCACGGCAAATACCTGGTGGACCGGCTCGTCTATGACGCCTCGGTTTTCCGCGTCACGTCGATTGCTGTTCTGGGCCAGATTCAGAACCGGGACATCATCGTCAGTATCGAGTGCGTCCAGATGAAGCCGGACGAGCTGGTCAACGATGTGCAGTTCGCGCACTGGTCCCAGGCCGTCTGACTATAAACTTCTCCACCTTTCTTGGGATCCTGAATGGCGGAAGACTTCTGCTATTCGAGACCCGTGAGGCCCGCTTTGCCATGGCTCATCAACGAGGACCGCGCCGTTAAGGCGAAACTCCAGGGTCTCTCTGTCACTGACGCGAATGCGCCGGACGGTCGACCCGTTCCGGTGCGTTACCGCATTCCCGAGACGGAGCTGGCCAAGCAGACCTTCCCCCTGGTGGTCATCGAGCACGCGGGTATCGAGAAGGCCGACGAGCGGGAGCACCGTGGCCCCGTCTACCTGCCCTACGCCCCCGAGGGGACGACCGGCTGGTGGGCGGAGGGAGACGCCTCCTACGACGTCACGGAGTCCCCCTACCTCGTCGAGTACCCGATCCCCTTCGACCTGCGGTACCGCGTCATGGTATTCACCCGTCTCGCGGAGCACGACATCGCGCTGGCTTCTTCGATGATGCAGCGCGACCGGCTCCCGGCGCGTTTCGGGTTCCTGGAAATTCCGGAGGACGGAACGGTACGGCGCCTGGATCTTCTCGGCGGCCCCGAGCTGGCCGACACCCGTGACGAGAACGGAAAGCGTCTGTTCCGTCGCGAATACCTCATCTCTGTCTCCAGCGAAATGCTTCCGTCCGTCGCCGACGCATACGTCAAGGCGACCAGTGTGGCGCTGGACTTCGAGTACTCCACGAACCACGTAATCCGCACATGATCCGGACCCAGGATTCGTAACCCCAGGAATTCCCTTTACCCAGGAGAAACAGATGACTGTCTACAAGCGGCCTGGCGTCTACATTTCGGAGACGTTGACCCCGCTCAGCCAGACCGTAAACACGCCGGGCGAGTCCGTCGCGGCCTTCGTCGGCACGAACAAGCAGGGCGGTCCGCTGGCCCCCACGCTGGTGTCGTCCTGGTCGCAGTACGTGGCCACCTTCGGCGGGTTCGGCGACACGAGCGAGTACCTGCCGTTCAGCGTCTACCAGTACTTCAACAACGGTGGCAACGCGGCCTACATCGTGCGTGCTGCTGCGGCCGACGCGGTCGCGGCCCAGGTCTCCCTCGACGACACCGAGACGACCCCCGAGCCGACCCTGAAGATCACCGCGATCTCCCCGGGCTCCTGGGGCAACCAGGTGTACGTGGACGTCACGGCGGCCTCGTCCGGCGGTGGCCGCTTCGACCTGTTCGTGTACGTGGGCGGTGACACGGCGGCCTTCCTCAAGGAGCGCTTCACCGACGTCTCCCTGGACCCGGCCGACTCCCGCAACGCCCACGCGCTGATCAACTCCCCGGTCACCGGCTCGTCCTTCATCCAGGTCGAGAGCCTGCTTAATACCGCGTGGGTGCCGACCCACGCCCCGGCCATACAGTCCGGTGTCGCCCTGACCGGCGGTTCGGACGGTGTCGCTGCCGTGGACCTGGCGTCCGCTGCGCAGCGGCTGGAGGTCGTCGATGCGAACCTCGTCCTCAACCTGCCGGGCGTCACCGACGCGACCGTCCTGAACCCGGTCATCGCGTGGGCCGAGGACCAGGGCAGCGTCTTCGTCGTCGTGGACGGCATCAAGTCGACCTCGGCCGACAACGCGCACTCCTACGCGCTCTCGCTCCAGGGCATGTCCACGGGTGGCTCGGCGCTGAGCGCGTCCTCGTACGCGGCCGTCTACGGGCCGTGGCTGATCGTCAACGACCCGGCGACCACCGCGTCCGGTTCGGCCCGTCTGCTGCCGCCTGGCGGCGCGGTGCTGGGCCAGTACGCGCGTACCGACGCCTCGCGCGGTGTGCAGAAGCCTCCGGCCGGTATCGACACCGTCCTCAAGGGCGTGCTGGACACGGAGTTCCGGTTCTCCAACGACGACCAGGACGCTCTGAACGTCGCGGGCGTCAACGTGATCAAGTCGCTGCCGGGCACGGGTTTTGTCATCTACGGCGCCCGGACGCTGTCGACGGGCATGCCGGACCGGTACGTCTCCATCCGCCGGTCGCTGATGCTGATCAAGAAGGGCATCCTCGACGCGACCCGCTTCGCCGTCTTCGAGCCCAACGACTCGATCCTGTGGGACCAGATCAACGCGGTCATCACGCAGTACCTGCTCACCCTGATGCAGACGGGTGTGCTGGCCGGTACCACGCCGGAGCAGGCGTACTTCGTCACCTGCGACTCCTCGAACAACACCGCCGCCTCCGTGGCCAACGGTGTCGTGAACATCTCCGTCGGTGTGGCGGTCCAGACACCGGCCGAATTCATCGTCATCGAAATCGGCCAGTACTCGGGTGGGTCCTCCGCGACCGACTCGACGGCCACTTCCTGAGAGGTAACTGACTGATGGCTACGACCACTTCGACCGTGGGGCACATCGCAACGGATCCGTTGCGCAACTTCAAGTTCCAGGTCCAGATCCAGCACCCGGGCATCAAGGGCTTCGCCCGCATGGGCTTCATGTCCCTTTCGGGCTTGAACGTCACGACTGAGGTCATTCCATACCGTGAGGGTGGAATGAACACGACAACTCAGAAGATGCCCGGTCAGTCCGACTTTGCCCCGATCACGCTGTCCAAGGGCCTCGCGGTCGGCGACAGCCAGATGATGGACTGGATGCGCCAGTTGTTCACCGTCATCCAGGGCACCGGCAACGGAAAGGCCGGACAGGAATTCCGGCACATGGTCGACATCAAGGTGCTCGACCACCCGGTGACTTCCGGCAACACTCCCGCCAAGGCCGCATTCCGCGTCTACAACGCGTGGCCGACGGCGGTTGCCTTCTCCGACCTCGACGCCGGAGCCAATGCGATCGTCGTCCAGCAGATGACCCTCGCCCACGAGGGCTTCGAGTTCAAGTTGGCTAACAGCACGGGCTCGTCTTCCGTTAGTTTCTAATAGCGGATTCCCGAGACTCGACTAGGAGCAACACCAGTGGCTACCGACCTTAATACCGAGGGGTACACCAACCCCCTCGCCAACCCGAGCGCATCGAACGCCGCCATCGCGGCGATTCTGAATGACAACGGGGGACAGGTCGCCAAGCCCGAGATCACCCTCCCGGCAGGCGGTAATTTCAGCCTGCCGGGAGGCTATGTTCTGGGCGGCGACTACGCATCCGTCCGCTACGACGCCGACGTCCGCGAACTGACCGGCGCCGATGAGGAAGCCATGACCAAGGCGCGCTCCGGCGGCCTCGGCAAATACATCGCCACCCTGCTCTCGGCGGGCACCGTCTCCGTGGGCGGCGAGCAGGCCAGCACCACCCTGCTGTCCAACCTCCTGCTCGGCGACCGCGACATGCTCCTGATGGAGATCCGCCGTGCCACGTACGGCGACGAGATCGTCTGGGACCGCTACTCCTGCCCGTTCTGCGGCGAGGAGTTCCGCCTGTCCGTGACCCTCGACGAGATCCCCATCCGGCGCCTGGAGGACCCGTCCGCCCGCATCTTCGAGGTGGCCCTGCGCAAGAACCGCAAGGCGTTCGTCCGGCTGCCCGTCGGCAGTGACCAGGAAGCCCTCCTGGCCGTCGCGGACCGCCTCAGCGACTCCGAGCAGAACACCCTCCTGCTCTCCCGGGTTCTCATTTCCGTGGTCGAGGCGGACGGTACCGAGAACGCTGTTTCTGGTAATCCGGAGTTCGCCCGGTCTCTCGGCATCGCGGACCGCCAGACGATCCTCGACACGATTGAAAAGAAGCAGCCCGGCCCGCAATACAATGATGTGAAGTTCCTGCACGATTCGTGCGGAAAGGAGGTCCCCCTCTACATCTCGGCGGGGGATCTGTTTCAGGGCCTGTAACTACTTCGACACGTACTTCGAATACGAGCAACTAGTCGAGCTATCCCCGGCTTGGAGCCTCAGCGAAATTCGCCGGTTGACCGTGCGGGAGCGCCTGCACTGGGTGAAGTGGTTTACGGCGCAGCGCAATAGGCGAACGGCTGAGGCGGACAATGGCTGACGAAGGTACGGTGGCAGGACAGGGACCGCTCCTGGGCTGGAACAAGGCCCAGGATGCGATCTCGAAACTGGCGAAGAACGTCGAGGCCCTGAACAAGGGGCTGGAGACGGCCGCCGCCAAGATGAAGACGGTCGGCGGAGGAGCCCAGGGGCTCTGGCAGGGCTGGCACAGCGGTGGCTCCGGGTCGCAATCAGGCGCCCGGGGCTTCGGCATGCTCGCCAACGACGTCTGGAACAACACCAGCAACTACGGCCACGGCCGACCCAACGGCGGTGCCAGCGCCCCCTCCACGGCTCCCCGAGCTGGCGGCCAGCAGCAGCGCCAGACGACCTCCTCCAACGGTGGCGGTGCCACGTTCTCCGGCCAGACCGGACAGGGTGGCGGAGCGGCCAACAACGGCGGCCAGGGCGGCTCCGGCAGCGGCGGTTCGGGCAGCGGCTCCGGCAGTGGTGCGCGCAAGAGCCCTTACACGTTCAAGGGTGGTCTCAAGGACTTCTACGCCTGGTCGACCAAGCAGATGGACGACCAGGTCGTCATGCAGACCACCTCCTACCAGGCAGCCCAACTGTCGGGCTCCAACTGGCACACCCTGCGCGACCAGGCGTACAAGAACAACTTCACCGCGCAGAGCACCCAGGACATCGCCCAGGCCCAGATGCGCCTCGTGGGATCCTCCGTGGGCTCCCCGGGCGGTGCGAACTACAACACCGCCTGGAACTACGCCAAGTCGTCCGGCTACCTCCAGCCCGGAGTCTCCGAGGCGCAGCGCGTCCAGGGCATGACCAGCGCGTGGACGGCCAAGTCCTACTACGCCAACCAGGCCATCGGCATCCAGACGATCAAGGGCGGGCAGCGGCAGACGCCCCAGCAGATCGCCCAGCAGGTGCTCCAGCGCTGGCCGTCGCTGAAGAACGTCAAGACCAAGGAGCAGCTCGACGAGACGCTGAGCCCGGGTTCGGCCATGATGCAGTCGCTGTCGGCGACCATGGACGCCTCCACGCTCCAGCAGGTCCGCAGCGCGCTGCTGGGACTGCTCACCGCGCAGATGCATGGCATCTCGGCGCAGTCGTACGCGTCCACGATGAACAAGGTCGGTAACGGAGACAAGTCGGCCATCGCCAAGATGAACTCGTGGGGCATCGGCAAGACGAACGCGCAGTCCCTGTCCGACCGGGCCGGGACGCTGCGCAACCAGACCGTCAACACCAACGACTCCTACACCGACGGCCTCCAGACCGCGACGAAGTACCTGAACGAGTTCAGCACCGCGATCCAGAACTTCCTGAAGAACACCCATCTGGACAGCGCGATCGGTTATGCCGGTGGCATGGGTTCCATGGTCGGATCCGCTGTCGGTTCCGCCATGGGCAACTACGGCATGATGCGCGGCCTCGGTATGGCCGGACGCATGCTCGGAGGTACCGGGGGAGCAGGCAGCCTCCTGGGCGGTGCAGGTACAGCCGCAGCCGACGGCGGCATGATGGCCGGTGCCGGTGCCCTGCTGCGCTCCCCGCTGGCCAAGGCTGGCGGTCTCGGTCTGGCCGGGTGGGGAATCCACGCCGCAGGTGACTACGCGGCCAAGCACGTCAAGAACAAAAAGGGCAAGAAGGCCATCAACGTTGCGTCGGCCACGCTCGGCGACGCAGCGTATGGCGCTGCCATCGGAACGCTGTTCGGTCCCGAGGGAACCGTCATCGGTGGTGCCATCGGTGGTGGCTACGGTCTGGTGTCCAGCCTCTGGGGTGGTGACGGGGGCAGCGGCAGCAGCGCGGCGTCCGCGACCGGCGGCAAGGGGAAGAGCGGCGCGGTGGCCACGGGCACGAACGGTGCGGGCAAGACGGCCGCTTCGGTCATCAGGGTCGCCATGAAGTACCTGGGCGTGAAGTACGTCTGGGGCGGTGCCTCTCCGAAGGGCTTCGACTGCTCGGGCCTGATCCAGTTCTCGTTCAAGCAGATCGGCGTCTCCCTGCCCCGTACGGCCGCGCAGCAGCAGAAGGCCGGTAAGTCGGTCAAGCTCGGCCAGGAGCGGGCGGGCGACCTGCTGTTCAACGGCAACCCCGCGCACCACGTCGTGATGTGCATCGGCAACGGGAAGATCATCGAGGCCCCGCACACCGGGTCCTCGGTCCGTATCCGCGCCTACCAGTCCGGCGAGTTCACCAACGCGGTGCGCATCCTCGGTGCGGTCGGCAACCTCGGCGACCTCGCCGACGACGGTACCGACACCGCCGGGTCTGACTCCAACCGCCTGTCCTCCATGGGCTTCGGCGGTGACGTCGGCTCGTACGGCTCGGTCGAGGAGGTCGACGCCATCGCGGCCGGTATCTCCTCGGTCGGCGCGGCCAACGTCGGCTCGGGCGTGGGCGCAGGGCAGGGCGGCAGCAGCAGCAAAAGCACCGACAACGGGTCCGTGCCCGGCTCGATGCCGACCGGCAACCTCAAGGGGTGGATCAAGTCCGCGCTCGGGATCCTGCACCAGGACACATCGTCGAACGAGAAGTACGTCAACACGATGGCCATGCACGAGTCCGGCGGTAATCCGCACGCGCAGAACAACTGGGACAGCAATGCCAAGGCGGGCCACCCGTCGAAGGGCATTATGCAGACCATCGACTCGACGTTCAAGGCGTACTCGCTGGCGGGCCACAAGAACATCTGGAATCCGGTCGACAACATCATTGCCGGTGTCCGCTACGCGGATTCCCGGTACGGCTCCCTGGCGAATGTGCCCGGTATCAAGTCGATGGCGAACGGCGGATCCTACAAGGGATACGCCGTCGGATCGGCGAATATCGACGTTGACCAGACGGCCCGCGTCCACAAGGGCGAAATGATTATCCCGGCGCACCAGGCCGACGCAATCCGTAAGGCGCTGTCGAGTAATACACCACTGGCTGGTGGTATCGGCGGGCTTAATACCTCGGGTGGTAAGGCCACCCTGAACTTCCACGCGGGCGCAGTCACGGTGCAGGTGTCCGGCGCCATGGACCAGACCTCGGCACGGGACGCAGCGAACAAGTTCATGACGGCGCTCGCCGAGGACAACCGAATCAATCTCATCGCGGCAGGGAACTGACATGCGGCTTAATATCTGGGTGGCTGTGTAATGGCTGCCAGCAAGATCGTGGACAACGGTCCTTTCGACCCTCGGATCTCTGCCATTCCGTTCCTCCAGAACGACGGGCACAGTTTCGACAACAACAAGAAGTTGACGCGCGGCTTCATCATCATGGAGAAGCCGATCAACGGTGTGCGCTACCGCTGCAACTTCCTGTACAACCCGGGCGAGATCGACCTCAACCACGGCATCGACACGGGGGTCCTCGCCGACCCGAACTCACAGTTGCCGAACGACGTCACTGCGGGGCAGTTCATCCTGCCCCTCCAGCAGACGCTGTCCTTCGCGCTGCAATTCGACCGCACCTACGAACTGTGGGACTCCTCGAAACTCTACGGGGACGCCCTCACGTGGGTGCCCGAGTTCGGTGTCGCCTACGACGTCCTGTCCCTGTACCGGATGACCGGCATCGCCTCCCCGATGAGCGCGACCGGCGACAACAAGGCCGACGTCCAGGGCGCCATCGACAACTTCAAGAAGGGCTCGTTCTCCACCGGCCCGTCCGGCCCGATGATCTACACCCCGGTGTTCGTCGTCATCGGCTCGACGCTGTCCTACTACGGGACCATCTCGTCGCTGGAGGTCCGGTACACCCACTGGACTCAGCAGATGATCCCCCAACGCTGCGTGGTCGTCGTGGGCGTGACGCTCCTGCCCTCCCCGCAGGGCGGCAACAAGTACGCGCCGATCATCGGCCCGCGCCTCGGCAACTGGGGCGACCCGCTGTCGGCGTCGGAGCAGTTGGGCTCCAGCGGAAAGGCAGGCCGGTGATCTCCTCGAACTCCCGCTACGCGGGCTCCACCCTCGCGTTGGTCTCCTCCGGACGTGGCACCAACCTCACCGTCGTACCGGGCCAGCAGCGCGAGTGGTCATTCCAGTTCACGTACCACCAGTGGACCTCCTCCGACCGCGTCGACCTGCTCGCCACCCAGTACTACGGCGACGCACGGATGTGGTGGCACATCGCCGACGCCAACCCCGAGGTCATGACGTGGGACGACCTCACGCCCGGCCAGATCATCAGGATCCCCAGTGTCTGAACAAGCACCGGTCACCCGTCTGTCGATGGGCACCGACAAGGTCAGCAGCCTCATCTCGCGGGTGGAAGTCCGCGAGGGCTACGGCGTGCACTCGATGGCAATCATCGACGTGACCACGCCGCCCACCGCCGCGAGCCCGTACAGCGAACTGACCCCGGTCGTGCTCGACTACGGACGCTCCCCGAACGACATCGTGCGCTGGTACGGCTACGTGCACCACTCCAGCGCGCTGGCCGCCTCCGGCAGCCGCAACGTCACCATGCGCTACATCTGCATCGGCACCACCCTGCCGATGAACACCCAGCGCACCCGGTCGTGGAAGAACGTGTCCCCGACCGCGATCGTGCGGAAGGTGGGCCGGGAGAACGGCCTGCGCACCGTCATCTCCCCGTCCGCCCGGCGCCTGACCTACTGGGCCCAGACCGGAGAGAGCGACTTCAAACTGGTCAACGACCTCGCGTCCGAGACCGGCTACCGCTTCTGGGTGGAGGGCTCCACCCTGTACTTCCTCGACCCGCGCGTTCTCCTGCTGGGGCAGAAGGTCCAGGACATTCCGGTGTTCTCCAAGAACCAGACGCCGGGACTTTACGACACCCTCCAGAGCCTTTCCATTCTCACCGGCACGATGATTCCGCGCAGCAATGGGACGGCCAGCACCTCGGTGATTTCCGGCCTGGACGCGAAGACCGGAAAGGTCATCAAGGCGTCCTCCGCTTCCGACACCGGAATCGGAACGTTCCTGAATTCCATATCCACTGCCCGAGCCGTCGACAACTATGCAGACGCGCAGGCGCTTATGGAAGCACGCACTCTCGCTTCCCGTGGCTGGATCACCATGCAGGCCGAGATATACGGCACCGCGAAAGTCGCCCCGGGAACACTGGTCGGGATCTCCGGCAGTTCCATTTCGTCGGACAACAAGGGCCGGTGGATGGTGACGGGCACCAAGCATGTCATCAACCGCGACAAGAGCAACACGGGCCTGATGTTCACCACCACCGTCGATGCGGAAAGGGACCAGCCCTACGCGGTAACATTCCGGAGCGATGCGAACAAGCGTTTCAAGTTCGACACCGTCCCGGCTGTGCTGAGGAACAAGCAGTTCTGGGAATCAAGTCTTCTGGAGGACATCAATGTCGGCTAATCCGGTGCTGGGAATGTACCGGGCGAGCGTTGCCAATAACCAGGACCCGCTGAACGAGGCCCGCGTCACGCTGCTCATTCCGCAGGTCCTCGGTAATGCCGAAAGCGCCTGGGCCGCCCCCTCATCCCCGACCAACACCATCCCGCCGGTCGGCCAGACACTGTGGGTGCAGTTCTCCGGCGGCGACATCACCAAGCCGGTCTACTCCCCGCTCGGCATCAAGGACGTCCAGGACCAGGTCGTCCAGCTCGGCGACGGAAGCAGCGGCCTCGACGTCCTGCCGCCCAAGGAGCCGACCGCGCTCACCCTCACCACGGTGCAGTACGTCACCGCAGAGGGAGCCACCCGCGCCCGCGTGACTGCTTCCTGGACCCCGCCGACGGAGAACCAGGACGGGACCGCCCTCACCGACCTGTCCCACTACCTGCTCCAGACCTCCTACGACAACAGCAACTGGAGCGGCGGCTTCGTCACCACGGAGGACCTGGTCCTCCTCGACGGGCTTAATACCGGCGTGACCTTCTACGTGAGGGTCGCGTCCTTCGACACCAGCAGCAACTCCTCCCTGTGGGCGAGCGCCAGCCTCACCACGGCGTCCGCGTCCACCCCGCCTCCGGTGCCCTCCGCGCCGGGGGTCATCGGCGTGCTCGGCGGCCTGCGGGTCACCTGGGATGGCAAGGACTCCACCGGCACCGTCATGCCTGCCGTCTTCTCCCACGTCCAGGTGCAGCGCGACACCGACGTAGCGTTCTCCAACCCGGTCGTCGTGGGCACCCTGCCCGGCCCGGACTTCCTGTACGACTCCATCCAGAACTACGCCAGCGCCTACTACTACCGGCTCGTCGCGTACTCCAAGGTCGGTATCGCCTCCGCCCCGTCCGGCTCGAACTCCGGCACGGCCCAGCAGGCGGGCACCGGGGACCTCGCAGCGAACTCGGTGACCGCGAACCAGATGCACACCGGGACGATCACCGCCGAGTCCGGCATCATCGCGTCCATCGACGCGTCCAAGATCACCGTCGGGAAACTCACCGCCTCGCAGATCGACGCCAGCGGCCTGGTCATCTCCGGCGCCAACGTGTCCGGCACGGTCGCCTCCGCCACCTCAGCCACCTCAGCCACCACGGCAGGGTCGGCCACCACGGCGGGCACAGCGACGTCCTCGGGCACGGTCACCGGATCCATCGGCGCGGGCGTCAGCGTCCCGGCCGGGCAGTTGAGCAACGGCACCATCCCGACCACAACCACGATCAACGGCGGCTCGATCAAGACCGGCACCCTCGATGCCTCCCTGGTCTCCGTAACCAACCTGGACGCCGCCAGCATCAAGGCCGGAACGCTGACCGCCGACAAACTCAGTGCCGGACTCCAGGGCACCGTCGGGCAGAAGTTCTACGACTTCGGCACCAACGCGTCCAAGTGGAGCAACGGCAGCACCGGCACCATGACCTCGGTCGCCGTCACCGACGCTGCGTCCGGCGGGTACGTCATGCGCTGCGTCGGCTACATCCAGGGAGCCTACCGGCCGGACCTGCTCATCCCCTTCGACCCGGGCGTCACCTACCGCGTCACCTGCCGACTGCGCCAGACCGTCGCCAACGCCGTGGCAGGCACCAATCAGAACGTCTACGTCGGCATCACAGGCATCGCTGCCGACGGCGTGGCCCTGGTCAACTCCAGCGGATCCAACGCCCGTTCCAGTCAGCACTATTGCGCGACCAAGGCCACCTACGTCAACACCGGCTCGGGCTGGCAGGTCTTCACCGGCTACATCAAGGGCACGGCCGCGACCGCCGACCCCGGGACCAACACCAGCCCGCTCACTCCGATGCGCGTGCACCAGAACGTGCGGTACATCAGCCCCTGCCTGTACGCCAACTACAACGGCGGCACGGGCACCGTCGAGGTCGACATGTTCACCATCGAGGTCGTCGAGACCGGGCAGGTCAACTCGGCCAACATCAACCTGGGCAACGTCAACGCCTCGCACCTCTCACTGGGCTCCGTGTCCGGCAACCTGCTCAGCAACCCGGGCTTCGAGGACTCCTCCCGCACCGGCTGGACCCTGACCCAGAGCGACAGCACCCTGGCCACCACGGTGGCAAAGATCGAGATCGCCCAGGGCGCGTACCCCGCGCGCTCCGGCCAGGGCAAGGCGACTCTGGGCGTGAACAACACCGGAACCGCGACCGCGACCAGCGACGCCTTCCCGGTGGTCGCCGGGGATACGTACATGCTCCGGTACTGGTACTACGGCATCGGGCACCTGCACGTCACCTTCGAGACCAGCCCGGACAAGGTCACCTGGACCGACCAGATGGCCAGCGCAAACGACGTCACCTACAACTCCGCGTCGTACACCGAGGACATCTTCGAGATGACGGCGCCCACTGGAGCGCTGTGGGGCAGGGTCTCCTTCCAGCAGTTGAACCCCGGCTCGTACGGACTGTCCACGACGTCGTTCTCCTACATCTGCGTGGACGACGTCCTCGTCATGCGCGAGGGCTACGGCGCCACCGACATCTCCGCCGCAGGGGTCCGCCTCTACGGCCCGGACGGCACCCTCGCCACCGAACTGACCACGTCCAACGCGTACGCCACCTTCGCGGGCGGCAAGGCGTCCATCGACCCCAACGGAGTGGGAACCTTCAACGCGGTCTTCACCCCACAGCGTCCGGTGGGTGCTGCCTCCGACGACCCGACCGGCCAGATCTGGTACCAGGGCCAGGAACTGGGATCCCTGCTGTGGAACATGCCGTGGGGCATGGTCACCTACGAGCGCGGATGGACCCAGAAGCCGACCTCCAGCACCTACTACATGAGCGCCACCGGCAACACGGATGCATCCTTTGGCCTGATCGAGTTGTCCTTCACGGCAGTCGAGGGGCGCATGTACCGCATCCGGGCCCGCTCGCAGTTCGACTTCACGGGAGGAGGTAGCGGTGGCACCCCGTCCGAGTTGGAGAACGCTATCCAAGCGTCCGGAACGACGACGACGCTGAACGGTTGCACCATCCTCACACCGAACGGTGCCAGCCCGACGGTGAACGACACGATGCTCGGCCGCAACTTCGGGATCTCTTACGACGGCGTCGGCAGCGACTTCACGGTTGATGTAGAAACCATCCTCGTCTGCTCCACCGACCCGGGCGGACTGTACGGCGCCACCACGGCGCTCGCGCCGGGCACTCACCGGGTCTTGTGGGTCGGGCGCATCCACGCAGGCGCCGCTACCGGCTGGGGTATGCGCAACTACAGCCCGGGACAGTCCTCGGACTTCTATGTCGAGGACATCGGCCCAGCGGTCCACGAAGGCGGTGTCTACAACACGGGTGGCCAGGTCGTCACGGCCACTCAGACGTACACCAAGACGTACAACGCGATCTGGTCCCGCCGGTTCGGCAGCGCCGGGTACACCGACGGCTCAATGTACCAGGGCTACTACTCCGGCACCTGGGGCACGCAGAAGTCGATGGTCTACTTCGGCACGCAGCCGTACACGGACATGGGTTCCACGGCGAAGGTCTCCAAGGTCGAGGTCTACCTGTACGCCAACCACTGGTACTACAACGGGGGCGGTACGGCGCACATCGGCGTGTTCACAGGGACCAACGAGCCGACCGGATTCTCGGGCGTGGGTGGAGTAAACGACACCGTTTCCTCCTGGCCGGTAGGCGCCGGTAAGTGGGTAACCCTGCCGTCCTCCTGGAATTCCAGTTGGAACGCGTCCACCCCCTATCGTGGAATTACGCTCGGTGGAGACCTGGGATCCAGCACCGACAAGACCTACTACGGAATCTTCAACGGTGTTGGCGACTCCCACCCTCCGCAACTCCGCATAACGTACACACGCTAGTGAGGAAGTCTTAATGGCTGACGTTACCGTCACCGTTCCCGACGAGTACTGGGCCCGGGTCGCTGCTGCGTTCCACGCCTGCTACCCCAACAACGCGGATACTCCGGACATGGACCTCGTGCAGTTGGCGGTAAAGACCTACATCCGTGACACCTGGGTGAGCACGGAGCAGGCCACGAACCAGAACAACGCGGGCCCGCGCTACAACCAGGCCGCGCAGGACTACAACACGTCCAGGCAGGCGGTCGACAGCGACATCGCGGCGGAGAACGAACAGGTCCTCGCGGATTCCCAGACCGCGTTCCCCGGTATCTGACGTAGAACCGTAAGTGCAATCTCGGTAGGCATTCCTGGGAGAATGCAAGCATGCCTACCGAGATTGCATTTCCGTTTCGTCTTGCGTCCGACGGGACCATAGCCGTCGAGACGAGCCCGGACAGGCAGATCGCCCAGCATGTGAACGCGCTCATCGGCACGCAGCCGGGGGAGCGGGTCATGCTCCCCGATTACGGGGTTCCCGTGGCCGATCTGCTTTTCGAACCTGATGCGCCTTTTGTCGCTCAGGAAATCAGTCGTGCCGTGACCACGGCATTCAATTCGTACGAGCCGGGTGTGGTCCTCCAGAAGGCGACCCCTATCGCGGACTCCACGCAGATGTCCCTCGCCCGTATCGAGGTCGACTACATCCGCCGCGAGGACGGGGCGTCCCCCTCCAGCCTGGCTCTCCAGTCCAACACAGCAGTCGTCCGGGTCGGCGGCACCGTAAGCGAGGTCATCAGTGGCTGACAACCCGGCAGTGGACTACACCTCCCGGGATTACGAGGGGTTCAAGTCCAGCCTCCTGGACTTCGCCTCCCGTGCGTTCCCCCAGTGGGTGCCCTCCTCCGAGGGTGACTTCGGCGTGCTCATGGTCGAGCTGTTCTCCTACCTCGGGGACAACCTCTCCTACTACGGCGACCGTCTCCAGCAGGAGTCCTTCCTGCCCACCGCGACGCAGCGGATGTCCCTCCTCCAGATCTCCGACCTGCTCGGCTACCGCCCCTCCAACGGCGTCCCGGCCAGCGGCACCGTCACCTTCCAGACGTCCAACCCAGGACCGGCCGTCACCGTGCCAGCAGGCACCCAGGTCGTCACCGACTACGTCGACACCATCGACTCCCCGATCACGTACGAGACCGACACCGACGTGACCGTGCCCAAGAACGGCGGCACCGCGACCGTCGCAGTCACCCAGGGAGTCACCCGCACACAGGTCAACATCGGCACCAGCTCGGGCCTGCCCGTGCAGGAGTTCCGGCTGCCCGACGTGCCCGTCATCGGCGGCACGGTGCGCGTGTACGTGGACGACGTCAGCACCCTCACCGAGTGGACGTACATCGACTACATCGTGGACGCCGACCCGAGCGACCGCGTCTTCAGCACCTACCTGGACGACGCAGGCGCCACCTGGGTCCGCTTCGGCGACAACATCAACGGCGCCATCCCGACCACGAACCTGACCCTCTACGCCACCTACCGCGTCGGCGGAGGAGCGGTCGGCAACGTGAACGCGGGCGTGGTCAGCGCCATCGCGGACTCCACCCTGCCCGGCGTCACCTTCTCGCAGGACTCCAGCGGCAACGCGGTCTCCTCCGCCATGACCGGCGGGGCCGACCCGGAGACCAACGACCAGATCCGTGCGAACGCCCCCAGGATCTTCCGCACCCAGGACCGCTGCGTCACCCTCGCGGACTTCTCCGACCTCGCACTGACCACCCCCGGCATCGTCCGGGCCAACTCCCTCGCCGCGACCTACACCTCGATCTCGGTGTTCGTCATCGGCTCCGACGGAGGCACCCCGAGCACGACCACCCTCCAGAACGTGCAGAGCACCCTCCAGGCCAAGGCCCTGGCAGGAACCACGGTCACCGTGTCCGGCCCGACCACCGTCAAGGTGAACGTCGGCAACGCCTCCAACCCGATCACCGTCGAGTGCTGGCCCCGCTACTCCCGGGCCTCCGTGCTCTACGACGTGCAGCAGGCACTGAAGACGATGCTCTCCTTCGCGAACGTCGACTTCGGTATGCGCCTGACCCTCTCCGACTTCTACAAGACGCTCCTGGACGTGGACGGAGTCCGCTACGTCGACATCCCCATGATTGCCCGCGCCGACGCGGCCCAGACCGGGACCGCCGACATCGTCATGCGCGCCTGGGAAATCCCCACGGTCGGCAACATCGCCAACATCACCATGACCGGAGGTATCGGCTGATGGCCGCCGTCTACCCGAAGCAGTACAAGTCCTTCACCGTGCACAAGAACCTGGTGGAGGACATCGACGCGTCGCACGTCAACAACCTCCAGGACGAGGTGCTGGCCCTTCAGCAGACCCTGGGCATCCTGCCGCACCAGGACACCGGGCTGAAGATGAAGACCAACACCTACGCCTCCGTCGCGGCCCGGCTCGACGCCATCCAGCGCGGCCAGGGCATACCCGCCTGCTACGTCTCCAAGACGTCCGACAGCGTCAAGGGCGGCGCGACCAAGACGATCTCCTTCACCCGGCCGTCGGCGGCCCAGGACCCCGAGGGACTGTTCAATGGTCACTCGATCACGGCCAACCGCACCGGCTGGTGGATCGTCTTCGGCCGGGTCATGTGGGCCAACGCCACCGGCTCACTGGCCACGGGAGCCGACCGGCAGATCAACCTCGCGGTCGGCGGCAGCCAGGTGATGTCACAGGACCTCCCTCCGATCTCCGACGGCAACACCCACATGCACATCGGCTGGCAGGGCTGGGTCACGGCAGGCAAGGCCATCGACCTCACCCTCTACCACCCGCTCACCACCAAGACCCTTCAACTCCAGAACCTGCACCTGAGCGCGGTCATGATCCGGGAGGCGTGACGTGGGAACGTACGGCGTCTCCATCTACGGGCTGTCGCAATACGGGACGGACGTCCACCCCGACTTCGACGTCAGCCCGTTCACAGCCACGCCCGTGGACTACTCCACCGTGCTCCTGGACTGGAAGTCCCCGGCCGGATCGTGGGACTCCCTGCGCCTGATCCGCAACAGATACGGCTGGGCCGTCAACGAGAACGACGGCGAGATCCTGCTCAACCAGACCCACGCCGCCACCTCGTTCTCCGACAAGGGCGTGGTCGGCGGCCACTGGCTGTACTACACGATCTTCATCTCCGCGTCCGGCCAGTGGTCGAGGGCAGGCACCGTCTCCTGCCTGATGCCGAAGAACAACGGCTACACCCAGCGGCTGTACGACCTGCTCCCCGACTACTACAAGGTCGACGTCCAGCCCGGCAACAACATCACCGACGACTCCAACACGCTCAACCCCTACCTGACCCCGTTCCTGTCGATCTTCGGGTTCGGGTTCGACATGGTGAAGAGCTACTACGACTCCAACCGGTACACCAACGACGCGATGCGCACGCGCTTCGACAACATCGCCCAGTTGGCCACCCAGTTCGGGATCCAGTACGAGGCGTCCACGCCCGCCTACCTCTTCCGCCAGCGTGTGCGCGACGCCGCCACCCTCGGCCGACAGAAGGGCACCCTGGAGCAGATCCGCTCGATCATCTCCGAGACCACCGGCTACGACGCCGACCTGAGCATCGGCGACAACCTCATGCTCTCCGACGACCAGGCCGACTTCGACCACCCCTCCTTCCCGCAGTGGGACTCGGGTGTGAACTACGCCTCCGGGGAGAAGGTGGAGTTCGGCTCGTACCTGTACCAGGCGGGCTCCTCCGGCGCGTACGGACAGGCTCAGGCACCTACCGGCACCAACGGCTCCAACGCGTACTGGACCGTCGTCACGTACGGCACCGACTCCACCCTGGTCGACGCCAACGGGCACGTCGCGGGCTGGGAAGAGATCTCCTTCACCGCAGGCGTCACCCCGGGCACGGGCGGCGTCCTGGTGGGCATCGGCGTGCAGAACCCGACCAACCCCGACGACAAGGCGGGCAACGCGCTGTGGGTGCGCAACACCAACTCCGGCGGCTCCGTCGCCACGATGGGTGTGCGCTCGGTCGGCCGACTGTCCGGCCAGGCGACGATGGACCCGCAGCAGCCTGTCCTGTTCGGCGTCCCCGTGCCGTACACCTGGCAGGCGTGGGACAACGGCGTCGACTACCAGCCCGGCGACATGGTCATCTACCACGGCCGCGTCTACCAGGCGCTCACCGCGTCCCTGAACGTCACCCCGCCGGACACCCCGACGGCGAACGCACAGTGGACCCCGCTGGGCTATGACGACCGCGTACAGATGTGTCTGTCCGGCTACGCGCAGGCGTACTCCGGCGAGCAGGTCAACGTGTACCCGTTCGTCGAGTACTACGACTCCCACGGCTCGCTGATCACCTCGCTGTACGCGGACGCCGTCCCGGCCTACAACGTGCTCGACTCCTTCAGCCAGGGGTGGAGCGACTGGACGACCCGCACCAGCGACCTGGGCGCCGCGTCCTGGACCGAGACGCTGGGCCAGTGGACCTCCGGGGGCTTCTCCGGCGGAGCGGCCTACCCGGTCGGCGCCACGGCGTCCATCGCCACTGTCCCCGGCCACGCCGACGGCACGGTCTCGGCCACGTTCCTGACCAACCCCGGCAACACCCTCAAGCAGGGCGCAGTCTTCCGGCTCCAGGATGCCTCCAACTACTGGCGGGCCGGGCGCACGGCCCTGCACCTGATCCAGGCCGGAGCGGTGACCGGAACCTTCACCTACTCGACCGCCTTCTCGGACGGTGACCGGATCACGGCCGCCTTCTCGGGGAGCAACATCACGATCTACCGGAACGGAACCCAGGTGCTCACCATCACCAACTCGGCGCTCAGCACCGCCACCAAGGTCGGAATGGCGGTGACCTGATGACCACGCACAACATCACCTTCGTCAACAACGACGACGGGTCCCCGACCATCTCCTTCTCCGGCATCGTCGTCGGCCGCCGCTACCGGGTGTTCGGCCCGGAGATCGGTGGACAGGTCACCCTCGACGGCACGCTGGCCATCCGGATCCCGCGCCCGCAGCCGCTGGCACCCGAGGCCGGGCAGATCTCCTTCCAGGGTCACCTCTCGGCCGGACTGAAGACACCCGCCGCAGCGTTCAAGGACTTCGCCCACTACCCCTACGCGGGCACCGACCCGGCCATGGCGTGGATCGGCAGCAACTCCGGCGCGCTGACCTCAGCCCCCGCTGGCTCCTACAGCCGCCCCTACGCCGCGTTCACCGGCCCGGTGGACTACCCGGTATCCGGGGGCGGCTACGCCTGGAAGCGGGCCGCGTACGCATCCGTGGGCTTCAAGTTCGCGTCCATGTCGGCGAACAAGCACCAGATCCTCGACGCGGTACAGCTCGAACCGCTGCCGCTCGGGGCGAGTGGACCGAGCGCCTACCAGAACGCGCGGGAGATCCAGGCCGTCATCAAGCCGACCCGGCTCAACTACGCGCCCAACCCCAACTTCGAGAGCGGCATCACCGGGGCCGCAGCCACCAACGGCGCCTCGGTGGCCGCCGACACCTCCCTCGTCTGGAAGGGGACGCAGTCCCTGAAGGTGACCGTCCCGACCACGGTCACCGTGGATGCCGGGTGGAACTTCCAGTTGACCGGGCTCATCCCGGGGCGTACGTACACCTTCAGCGCCAGGGTCTCCGCCGCGCAGTACTGCGGCAACGTCTACCCGTGGAGCAGCACCAACGGCTCGACACCGGGGGCCCGGCTGACCTACAACTCGGCAGCACCTGGCCGGTGGCGGACCATCTGGACCACCTTCGTAGCCACGGCGTCCAGCGTCTGGGTGGGGATGAACGTCTCCAAGCCCACCATGACGGCCGGGCAGTCCAGCATCTTCTGGGCCGACGGGATCCTCGTGGAAGAGGGCACCGCCGTCCGCTCCTACTTCGACGGCTCGATGGGCGGGGACTACCTGTGGGAGCAGGGCGGGACGGCGAACCTGACCCGCTCGTACTTCTACGAGAACTACGTCGAGCGCAGTTACCTCATCCGCACCCTGCTCGAAGAGAATGTTCCTCTGGGAATCACGGCGGCTGTACCCAAGTACGCCGTTCTGCCGACCCAGTAACCACGACCCCGTAAGGATCCCCATGCTTACCAACTACGCCGACGTGGCGGCCCTCGCCGTCGGCCTGGTCCTGCCCGCCATCGTGGCGGTGTTCACCAAGCCGTCGACCAACTCCACCGTCAAGGGCATCGTGCACGCCGTCCTGGCTGTTGCCACCGGCTCCCTGGCCACCTACAAGGCCGACCCGTCGAACTTCGTGTGGGCGCCTGCGGTGATCGCCGCGTTCCTGGCCTGGCTGTCCGGCACCACGGCCTACCACTCGCTGCTGAAGAAGTACTCGTGGTTCGCCGCGCTCCAGAACCTGTTCGTGTCCGAGGTCGAGAGCCGTCTTAATACCGGCGGCGCGGACATCGAGAGCTACTTCCTGGTGGCGCAGGCGGCCGAGCAGTCCGAGGACGAGCAGGGCATCACCAACGACTTCCCCTTGAGCACCGACATCATCGAGTCCGGCGTGGAGGAGGCGGTCAAGGCGGCCGAGGAGATCCCCGTCGTCGGCACCGTGGTCCAGAACATCGAGTCGGTCGCGGTCCCGGCCATCGTCACGGCCGTGGAAGCCGTCCCCGCCGTCGCCGTGCAGTCCAGCGGCCTGGGCCCGAGGGCGTTCTGATCATGGACTGGTTCCGGCTGCTGCTGATCGCCTTCGCCACCTTCACCGCGTGGGAGTGGCTGCGTGACCTCCTGCCCACCATCCCGGCCGCGCTCCAGCCGCTGGTCGTGGTGGGCCTGGCCTACGGAGCGCAGCGTGTTCCCGGCCCGTGGCTGGCCGCTGTGGCGGCTGCCGGAGTCGTGGCGGTGCTGCACACGCAGGTGAGGGGGAACGGGCCGGAGACGTCCTCTCTGCGCCTTCCGCGCAGGCATCCGGCCACCGGGCGCAGGGTCCCCGACCTGCCCTGATTGTCAAGCGCAAGTAAAACCCCGCTAGACAAGCGGGGTTTTCTTGCTTTTAGAAGCCGTAATGGCTAAGGTCTTCCTTGTTGCCAACCACGGCAGCGACCACCACAACACTGGAGCAGACTTGAGCAAGCAGCCCATCACCCTGGCCTTCGCTGGTTCCGCCGACATCGACCCCGAGAACGTCAAGGACCTGCTCAACGACTGGCTCGGCTTCGGCGACGAGGACAAGGACGGCTTCTTCGAGCCGAGCGACCGCGAGGTCAACCTGATCTTCCCGGTCACCCGGGAGCACCTGTCCGACGGCCTGGAAGCGGTCCTCGGCTGGGCCGAGAAGGCCGACCTCCCCTACGTCGCCGTCGCGGACAACAAGCGCAGCCGCGCCACCGAGCAGATCCTCAAGGACGCCGAAGAGACCGTCCACGTCGCCAACGTCACGGCGGGCGTCGTCGACCTGCTGAAGAAGGCCGACAGCGTCGGCGACGAGGTCCACGTCATCCTCCTGTGGGGCGACGAGGGCAGCGAGCAGGCCGAACTCCTCCTGGACGCCGCCGACCAGGCGGGTATCAAGGCCAAGGACCTCACCGCCGGGCTCGACGACATCAGTTTCGGCGAGCAGCCGCAGGCCGAGGAGCCGGAAGAGGAGCCCCAGCCCGAGCCCGAGCCGGAGCCCGAGCCGGAGGCCCCCAAGCGTGGCCGTCGCCGTGGCCGCCGTGCTGAGCCGGAGGAGGCCGAGCCGGAGGAGGAGCCGCTGACCGAGGAGGACGCGCCGGAGGAGCCCAAGGCCGAGGAGCCCAAGCGCGGCCGTCGCGGTCGTCAGGCTGACCCCGAGCCGGAGCCCGAGGAGCACCCGGTCGAGCAGGACATCCAGGAGCAGCAGGAGGACCTGGAGCAGGAGGTCAACCGCGCCGCGCAGAAGATCCAGCGTGAGGCCGCCCCGGTCTCCGACAAGGAGATCGACCTCATCCTCATCGGCAACGCTTTGGAGGGTGCCTACAACGCCTTCCGCCTGGAGGACGAGCGCAACGCGGTCATCAACCAGGCCGAGGT